AAAACGAAGAGGCCTAAGCCCCTTCAATCTCGTGTCTGATCATATCGTAAATTTCCTTAAGTCTTACTGCTTCACCACGACATTCGCAAGCAATATCTACCAAATTCGCAGATTCTTCATAATTTCCACGATGCAGTTCTATATCTGATCGTCTTATAAAATCTCTATACGCTTCGACAGATAATTGCCTATAAAATTTTATCGTGGTGAGAATGTTTCTATACTTTCTTTTAGATATCCACATATAATCATCTCCTTTCTATCTATTAAAAGGCCTGTTTTAACCGCGAATAGAAGTCAAAAACGAAGAGTCCTTGTTAGAAAGGCGCCCGCAAAATATCACAGACGCCTTAACTGATTCACTCATCTTCCTCGTCATTATCGGCATTATGCTTAGCTGTGCTAATACCGAGAATAGTACCAAGACACGTATCAACTGCCGTAATAGTACCCAAAACCTGCTCAGCATACGGCAAGCCCCAGATACCAGCAATAGCGAAGTATAATGTACCAAGTGCCGGTAAGAGAATCAGAGCAACCCACTTTAAAATATCATAAGTTTTGTCACTCATTTTCATTATATATCACCCCGAGTTTCTGAAGTACGAATAGGTAATTTCTTTACTTCTTCCATAATTCTTTCGGCCGAACCGTTACCCCCAAGATCCGAATACGGTTTATACAAATAATCATGTAAATTCTCATATTCGTCATTTGTTATATATGCTTGCCCATTTTCGTCCTTACGCTTTAAGTAAGTCATTCCAAGTTGGCATATACGGTCGTGTCCTAATCCGATAAGCATCTGCTTCGTTAAATCTTTTTTGTCACTTTTTTTCTGCATGTAAGCCCAAAACCCAGATGAAGCTAATACTGAGCAAAGAGCTGTTATAATGATTTGTAGTACGCTCATTAACATATTCCTGTCTTTCTAAGTCAACAGATGCTAATGTGAAGATCCTTTTTCATTTTCTTCTTATATTTATCGTGCAGGCATTTTTGACATTCGACGATGTATACGATATCGTAATCGACCGCTTCAAGATCTAAAATATCACGGTCAATGCATTTCAGTTCTTGGTTCACATCGCAGATAAGACTCTCCACTTTAGCGGAATCTGCAATTTCGTTGAGTTCAAGAAGCTCCTTATGAAGTTTCTTATATAACTCAAGTGTTTCAAGTTCCCAATCTCTCCATTTCGAATATCCTTCCTGAACTGCTTTACGCTTTGTCGCTGTATCCACATCTTTTCTCTCATGATTGTACCACGAAGCTGGTATAACTTCTGGATCATCAACTTTCTGTTCAGGTATTAATTTTCCATGGTGATTGATAAAATATCTGTTTATAGAACGATGGCTTATCGTCTCATCCAGATAGTGGTACTCTTGACACCTCTTATACCCTTTCAAACCAAGAAAGTCATAATAATTAGCTAAGGATTCGTGCGTCATCATACCTTCGATCATATGTGCCCCAATAGCAGCAAATACCTCTTCTGTAGTCATTGCAACCCCTCCAATTGCTTTAATATGTTGTCGATCTTCTTATCTTGTTGTTCTAAGTGTTCGTGGATTTCACTCAATACTATCTGAGTCTGATCGTCGAACTTTTGCATTAGTTCCTGCTTATCCCCTTGCGTTAGGTTCTCATTGTAATTGAGGATTCCTATCATGAAACTTAAAATGTTCAAAATATCAAGAAGATCGTATTGTCCATTATTAGTCACTTAACAAATCTTTCGTACTACTACATTAGCCTGTACATATGTGGCTGCTGGTCCAATATTCATGAATCGCAATGTAGTAGGACTTGAACAGCAACAGTTGGAGTTGTTCTCTGTTACCTGTACTAATGTACTGAACGAGAGCGTTACAATGTTTGTTGCTGCTGACGAACTCGCTGCCGAAACTGCCTGAGGTGCTGCGGCATCGTTCTTATACATCTGTACTTGAACGTTTCCTGCTGTACCAGCCGTTGACAGAGTAGCATCAAAGTTAACTTCGTAAACTCCGCATTTGTTAAGGTTTATCGTGCTGGTTCCGGCTTTTTCAACCGTGCAACCTTTCGATATAGAGGTATTGTTGAATGGTATTGCCACATTCTGCTGAACAGATATATTTTGGCTATAAGCTTCTAACATAATGTCTTTGGCCTCCTTCCAAAATATCAACCATTACAGCAGCTATTGCAACCGCAAAATGGGCTTACACCGGCGTTATACGCCATTACATTTGGGTAACGAACTACACCTGCAAGTGATGCCTGAAGCTGAAGACCGTTAATCTGATTCTGCATATCTGCAATACGATTACCACAGATGGCATCTAAGATCTTCTGAGTCTGAGCTGTTGTGTTTGCATTGATCTCAGCGGTATTCTGTGCCGCCAAATATCTATTCTCGAGCAAAGCCTGCTGAGTCTCACAGCAGCACTGTTTATTCGTGAAACGGTTCTCCAGTATAGCACTGTTGAGAGCTGAAGATGCTGTACACATATCTCTTGCGATTCCCATCTGGTTCTGCTGAACTGTGTCGTTCAGTCGTCCTACAGAGTTTGCAAGATCGTTGAAGTTCATAGCATTGCATAAGCCGGCTTCTGTTACAGCATCGTTGTTACGGTTGTTTCCCCATGCACCGTTTCCGCCCCAGAAGAGTATCAACAGAGCAAATATCCACATAAAACCGTTTTCGCCCCATCCGTCATTATTGTTGCGATTAAGCATAGCAACATCGCTTGCTGATAAAGTACTTTCTCCCATGTTATAAGTCTCCTTTATAAATATCAGTAAAATATTTACCAAGGTGTCTCGTCATTGTAAGTTTTAGTTATTTTTAAGTATATTAACTATTTGGTTTGGATCGATTCCTCTTTGTTTTGCTGCCATATTAAATAATTGTTTCGGCGACATTTTACTACCAGAAACCATATTCATGACTGCTGCTAATTGCGGATTTTGTTGCGATACCATATTTAACACAGATATTGGATTGTTGCCAGAGTTTATTGCGGTTGACAAGTTCCTTATGGTCTGCAACTGATCTGAAGAGGAATTACTTTGTTGAGTCATCTGATTGTACAGATTGCTTGGCATTGTATTTTCCTCCTTTTATCCTATTTAGAGCATCATTTAATTCTTTTCTGGTTACATATTGTGACATGTCGATAGTATTTTGAGGTGTTTGTTTGTTCGGCATATCGGTTACTTCAGTAAAATCGAAAGTACGTAAGCTGCACATTCCTATATTATCAGAAGTTTTAATGTAAAAGCGATCTTGTTCACTGTCTAAGAGGATTATGTTTGAATTCGGAGAAAGCTGATAGGCTTTGGCTCCTTCTAACCCTTGTACCCAATTTATTCCATTATTCTGGTTGGCAGATACATTTCCTGAATAGTTATTAAAGTTTTGTCCGTATGTTCCAGGATTGTAACTCATGCCCATATAATTTCCATAAGGATTCATATTCTGCATATTACGATCTCCCTTTCATAGTTCTATACTTTGGTTATTCAATATTCAATTTTTCTTTAGAGTATCTAGGAAAATATTAAGGTATATACTTAGTTTTGGTTTTGTATTATGTTATAACATTTCCTAGACTATGTTAGTTATATCTCCAACGGAATCACGTCCTTTCTTAAAATATTTTATAGCTTAAAAGCAGGCCCTTTATCGACTCTGCCTTGGCTAATCTTGGTCTACGTTTCCGATGAGCTCCATAATCTCATTATACTCGTCATCGGATAACTGTCCTGCTGCGTAATAAACATTGGCTTTCTTTGTAAGCTCATCTTTTGTTGACTTACCACGCTCTATTAATTTTTTCATAAGTCTATAAGCCATAATTTAATCCTCCCCTAAATCATCTTCATCAATACCTAGTTGCAACAAACAAACATCGTATAATAAATCAGAAATATCTGACTCATTATCCGCTATTTTATTGTCATTTTCGGTATATTTCATATTTGTGTAATCATCTAATCTATGTGCTATATCATTAACCTTCTGAGATACAGCATTTATAGCTTGATAAATTTCTGTTGATGCCATGAATTAACCTCCTTTTACATATTATAAACAGAAAACCGGGGCAATACCATAACTGGCACTAGCAGGGTCTCTATATGAACCAGACGTACCCACTGAGTAAACATAACACCAATCAGAAGTATTAGCAACAGCAGGCGAACGTTCCCACCAAGAAACTTCAGAACCTTCGGAAGTTGCATTACCTGCTTTTTTAATTCTGTTAATATAACTTGCATAATAACTATACTGTGTCCCCTCAACAGAAGCCGCAGCGTTTTTTGACCCAATAACTTCAAATTCAGCTGGAAAAAAGCAACTATCTGACGTAGTGATATTAGTTGTACTTGTAGAACCAGCAGAGGTCAATTTATTTACAGGTTTAATTAATTCATTAATATAAGTTGGAGTAGCATTTTTATATACATCATTACACCATTTTCTACGCTCACACGATTCCCATCCTCCAACATTTGTGGAGTGGCTATTTATTGCCCCTTTCATCCCGGTAGTTCCGTTGGAAAGGACGTGCAATTGATTAAGAGTTATAAGAGCTTTAGTTTTTCCGTTAATTGGGGTAGTCAAATCATCATGGTCAAAATCAATAATAACCATTTTTTGAGATTGAGCCGGATAGTTAACGTTCGATGATGTAAGACCAGCCATTGTAGATAATGAGATAATTCTTGTATCTCCAACACTCCATACAGATTTTATTTGACTTAATGAAAAAGTTCCGTTATAATATGCATTAATCATAGCTGTTATTTGTTCATCTGTTCCAGTAGACCATGAAACAAGTTCTACAAATTTACAAGTAACACTAATAGTTTTTGACGTCGAGTAGTAATTAGTCGATTCGGCAACTGTTACAGTTAAAGTAGCACTACCATTTGTATTATTCGGACTTGATACCACAATTGTACTACTAACTACTGTACCTATAGCAACACTTGAATTTGACGAACTTACCGATAAAGTGCCAACATAATTCGAAGCTGTGATACTTGCATTTTTATTACTGCTGGTCAATGATGCTGAGGTAGCAGATAACGTTAATGTTCCAGCTATTTTATTTATAGTCCAAGATACTGACCTTGCATCACTTGTGCCATCACTCCAAGTATAACCTTCTCTAGGGGTAAACGTTACTGTGTAAGTACCTGCGTCTTTGGCAATGTAGTCTCCGCCGATAGTTAACTCACTAGTATTATAATCATTCCATGATGGAGATTGATTTGATCCGTTGTATGAGTATGTTCCGCTTACACTAGGGGTAGTTGATATAACAACTTCCTGTGGAGTAGCGCTAACTGACGTTCCAGATAAATATCTTTCTTCGGTGGTATATGGGAAGAATCGATAATAATACAACACATCGTTTTCAAGATCATAGTCAGTAAACGGAGTTTCAGAGTACTGATTACGTACTTTATTGTTGGCTACTACTGTTCCATCCGTTTTATCCTCCGGAGCTGATCCTTCCTTTCGAACAACCAACGTTCCAGCCCATGTTACCAATGCTGTATCATCTAATACTGTATCACTAGGATCTGACCAATATAACGACACCTGTTTGTATCCTGCATCTGCTTTTGCACCAGAGACATCGTCAATTGTAAACAATTTCATTACAATATCGAGATCGTCTGATAAATCATTTATCTGGTTTTTAAGATTTGTAGCAACATCGTCATCTAATGTGACTTTTAAATCATTAAACCACTCTTCATATGCGATCTTACGATTAGCTTCCCAATTATCGAACTCTGATCTACTGGTTGACGACCATTCCTGGAAATCTTCTTTGTAGTTATTAGTCCATATGTCAAAGTCATTTTCTTTAGAAAGCAAATATTTTTCATACTGATCGGTCCACTGTAATAACAGATCGTCAATAACCAAATTCTGGTCAACAATACCCGCTACAAATGGACAAGCTGATGTTCCAACAGTATTTTCAATATCTGACTGAGTTATCTCTGTTGAATTAGCAGCTCTAGTTATGTATGCCAATGGGTACTGATGAACTAACCCGCTATCAGTAAGTGTCGGCTTTGCTGGACTAGATGCCGCTGTACCTATAACAAACTTTATGCTGTTTTCTCGGACATCATTAGACTGATTAACCTCTAGTACAAGAGCATCTATACGGGGTAACAGCTGATCTGAACCCTCATCCTCAGCTAACATAATAGCATCATTGTAAGACCAAGTGTTATTAAACCATGCTCTTCCGGTTCCAATCTGAACGATATTTCCGGAGTATGCTTTAACTATAAAACAATCTCCAATTTTCTCATAAACACCATCGCTTATAAGTCCATCGAAAAGTTGTCCCATATCGGTAGCATTATACAATCGATCATGGTTCAAAGCATTAAAAAATCCGCTTGAAAAACTCATGTTTTAACTCTCCTCTCCGTCATCATCGTCATCATTATCAACTTTAAATGTTGGGTATAGTTCCAAACCAGAATCAGATTGAGACATAATAAACTCAGTTATAGTTGCATTAAATTCATATCCCCATTCATTTCGAACTTGAACAAGGTCTCCAATATCGAAATCGTTTCCATATGTATATTCTCCATAGGAAGCCATTTCACCATCGCAATCGACACTATACAAAGCATCTTTTAAAGCTTCGTTTCCTTTTTCAGTCAAAAGCTCATAATACTCGTCGTCGGTCATGGTGGTGTCATCATCGTTTTTAGATGTGGTGCTACTTGCATTTGTATACATCTCACGACGATCTAAACCAGTAACGGTTCCAACAGTTATGGATTTCGGCGTATTGTCATCATCGCCAGAACTTTCACCATCTACTAATGTAACGTTTTTATAATCTGTATAATCCTCAATATAATTGTTGCTTATAAGATTATCCAAATCATGAGCAAACACTACGTATGGTCGGTCATTCTGTTCGTATGTATGATCTAATCCTTTATACAATTGAAATATAAAGTTATTGTCGTCATCAAGAGTCACCTTAAAACCGACGTTCTTAGTCGTACAAATATCTGTAATGGTTTCGTATAAATTAGAACCTCTATCGTATTGAGTATCAACTTCCAGAGCTTCTATTATTGAATCACCGCTCTTCTGAAAGTAAAAATTATCTATTTTACGTTTCGAATTACTAGGATTTATGATGCAGTCATTCAACAATGTGGCTATTGCATCCTCCAAAGTCCCGCTAAGAGTGTATTGATCGACTAGTATACGCCTGTCTAGAATACATTCCAATGATCGTCCGGAAATTGTAGCAACACTTCCATTGTCCTCATCAGTCTCGATTTCGAATTTCTCGATAATCATAGTCCGATCACTCAATGCATTTTGAATGTAATAATTTGCTCGCAATTCATCCTTCAAAGTCGTCGTCATTGGCAACTCTATTTCGAAATCTCCAGCTTCCTGATATCGATCAGTCCATATAAAAGAAGCAAAGTAGTCAATAAAGCCTACAATGTTAAAGTTTGTATCCATTACAACTGCTTCCATATCCTACGCTCCTTCATATGCTACTTTATGTTCTATCGTAAAGTCAAGATACTCTTCTCCCTCGTCAGCTGTAAAGCCATAGACATTATCGCCTTTTGTTAAAACAAACCAATCAGGTGTCTTTCCAAGACAATTTAGGATATTTGTCAAAACACCATCTCGTAACAGATACGCTGATTTCTGGCCTTTTATAGTACAGATGTTTATAGTATCACCATATATGATGGTACTACCAGTCATAGACTCTAATTTGTCAGTATCTATATGTATATACTCCCGAGTGTCAATATTGTATACTGTCACATTACTTGCTTCTCCAAGGGCATGTATAATCATGTTAAACCCAACGTCGACATCGCCTTCATAGTAGACAGTTTGTCGAGTTCTATGCTCTATGGAGCCCATTTCAAGAGTTCTACCATCTTCTCTATTATCCATACTAGCTTCGAATGCAAACTCGAACATGTCTACAACCCCACTGAACATTGTCTGTACATTGCTCACTTTATAGAAATTCGGGTCAGGACATATAAGAGAAATTGTAGTTACCTCATGCTCTTCGAAAATACTAGGTTCATTAGACTCGACGTATCCTGTTATATAAGAAGTTCTGTTATCACTAACAAATAATAATTGACATTGTTTCTTTACTGGAAAGTATTTATATGTCATTTGCCTAGCTGTTTCAATATCAGCAGCATATCTGAAATCAAGCGTCATAGATATGTTCCGTTCTGTTCGTTTTGAAGAATTAAACATGGAGCCATCCTGCGCGGACAGCTCCGTAGTGTTTATGTCTGCTGAGGCACCTCCAATACCATCCATATCTGTGATAAGAAACCCAGATTTTTCTGGATGAGCTAATTCCATAGTTAATCTATCACCAAGATTGTTAATAACTGTAACGGATCTTAGCATTATTTTGCACCCCCTTAAGAGCAGACATTTGGTTTTTAGTCCGACGATAAATATCAATGTTCGATAACGCCTTAGGCGAATAATTGTTTTGTTCCATGTTGTAGTTGTTATTCACATTCACAACTTGACTCTGTGCATCAGCAGCTTGTTTAGCCTCTCTAGCAGCTGAAATATCATTATAAGCAGATAAAGCCTGATTTTTACTCATTAATGTACTAAGCTGGCTTAATCCTGTCTTGGTCTGTGATAGATCTAACACCGGAGTAATTGTTGGAGATATGTCAAGTCCAGAATCAAGAATATCTTGTATCTGCGAAGCTATTTCTCTGGTAGAAGATAAAGTAGCATTTGTTAAGACTTCCGTTGAATTCTTTACTAATCCAACATTGTCAGATAGACCATTAGCCAATCCCATAGCGGCATATCTACCAATCTCCATCATAACTTTTGAAGGGGATGAAACCTTCAATGCACTAGCAGTTGATGAGTAAACTGTTGTGCCAAGCATACTAGCTGAACTAGCAACACTTGATGCAGAACCTTTTAATCCGGACGACAATCCAGATCCAGAATAGCTTCCTACTTCTTCAGCATATTCAGACATTGCATCTAATGCATCCATTGCAGCTGACACAATATCTTCAGCCGCTTCAACTATAGAATCTCTAGCATTCGTAAATCCTGTAACAATACCAGAACACATCTGTGTACTAACGCTAAGACCATTATCCTCATTAATATACTTTGATAATCCAGAAAGAGTTTTCTTACCAGTGGTCTTTGCTTCTTTAACTACCGTAGAAGTATTCTTAGAGATACCATCAGCTATTCCAAACACGACAGTCTTTCCAGTTGCATTGGATTCTGCTTCTTTATCCTCGGAAACCGTGGTCAATGCTTCATCTACAGCATCGCTTACTGCTACAGTTATAGAAGTCGTTAATGCTCCTGCATCGCCTGTTAAGATTGACTGAATAGCATTACCTGTTTTCTCTGTTTCGCCGATATAAGCCGCGAGTATCTTACTAGCTGCGGTTGATGCTGCTTCTTCTCCAGTAGCTTGAACGTCATTCCATTCCTGAATCTGATCGTCACTCAACTGGTCAAAAGCCTCGGCACGAGCTAAGTTCTCTTCAGAATATCCAGACTCAAAGAGCTCATACAAGGTATTTGCATCAAAGCCCTTATCGGCTAAGCTGATTAGAGTATTCTGATACTCAATTAAGTTAGCGGCCTGATCTTTTGCGTTTTGTATAAGTGTCTCACTAGTAGCTTGAGTGTTTTGTTGTAACAGAGAGTCTAACTGCTCTCGTTCATCATCTGTAGCATTTACTACTGCATTAAGATAAGCTTCTCCATCTCGTCCAAGTGATGAAATATAATCATATGTCGACTGGCTTACAACTCCGCTTTCTTTCATCTCGTATAACTGTAATAAATTATTTCGATATGTAGCATAAGCGTTAAGCTGTGACTGGAAATTGGAAAGCATTGTTTCCATTGTAGTTTCAGTATCTTCTGAATATTCAGTAAATGGATCAATACCTGTATCATAAGAAATACTTAATCCAGACATAGCATTCTTGAAACTTTCGGTTAAGGATGAAGATAAACTATCCCAGTTCTCCTTAATATTATCAGCAATTTCAGAAGCTTTATCATTTACCGCTTGTAGATTATCCTGAACTACAAGTTTATAAGCTTTAACAGCTTCTTGGGCTTCCTTCCACTTCTCAGGTTCTTTGGTTTTGCTTATCTTATCTCGTTCTTTTCTGAGATTTTCGAGTTCTTCCTTAGAATCCTTATAAGTCTGTTTAAGCTCATGTAATTCAGCTTTTTCAGTCTTTCCGGCATCGGTAGCATAGTACAAACTCTTAGCATAAGCCTGTACCGCTTTCTTAGCAGCCGTAACAGTTTCCGCAGAAACTCTTGTAGCATCGTCGACGTCATAGAACTTGTTAATGTACGCTTCCGCAGTATCAGATCCATAAGCCATAGACTCATAAATATCCTGTATAGCAGCGGCTTCTTTTTTAGCAGTATCTTGAATGCCAATCACGCCAGCAGTACCAGCATTAACCATTGTCTCGACCCAATCTTTACTGCTTTCAATCAAGGTTTCAATTAGATCGTTAGACATACCGGCTTCAACAGCCATCTCTTTAAATTTCTCTATAGTCTCGTTACTAAGTTCAGTTACAACAGTTCCTGATTTCTTAATTGTTTTCGATACTTTACTAGAGTTTTTGCTTATAGATTTAGTAGTTTTGCTGCTAGTTTTCTTAGCACTAGATGCGGCTTTTTCCGCATTTACAAATACAGCTGCAATAACATCGGCAGAATTCTCAGCCAAAGATGATTTAGATTTAACCTGAGCGTTTATCTCCTTGACCTGTTTTTTGCTAGCCTGAATTAAGGCTTTAGCATAAGTTGTTCCATCAGAAACACCCATGTCAGTTATAGTTTTAATAACCTCTTTGCTATAACCCATTGCTTTTAATCTTTTAACAAGAAGCTTATAGTTATTAACAGCATTTATTTGCGATTTGAGATTACTTATAACGTCTTTAGTGCTAACAGTATCGGTACTAGCTTCAAATGCTTTAAAACTATCCATAGCACTCTCGAGAGAGTCCTTAATTGAGTCCTTAAACTTCACGAAAGCATTTGCTGCTTCAGCAAGTGTTGCAGTGGTTTTAGTCGTCGACTTTTTTGAAGATTCATTGAGTTCTTCCCAATAATCATCGAATATTCCTTTTGATGATTTAAGAGATGACTGAACCTGCTTCGCAACGTTTTTACCTACAGTTATTAATTGCTCGGTAGTTGCTTTAGCCGCGGTTAGATAATTTCCTTTAGTAACCCCATCATTAAGAGCTCTAAGGATCTCTTTACCTACTTGCTTATAGTATTTCTTAGCTGCTTTAGCTGTCGAAGATGCTGTTTTCTTTACCGATTTGGTTGCGGCTTTTGTTGTGGTCTTCGTACTTGACGATATGGCTGAGGTCGTTGACGATGTTAAAGAAGATGCTGTCGAACTAGCAGAGTTTGCTATTTCGGCATCTATTGCTTTCTTTGATTCACTCCATTTATTTTTTACATCATCTACAAGTCCACTAACCTTACCGATTACTGATTCACTAGACCCCTTAATTGATGATGTTATACCATCGGCTAATGATGTACCGACTGATGTTCCAGCATCTGAAATGCTACTAAGCCCAGATGTCACACCATTTATTAAACCTGTTACAGCATATATACCTGATTGTTTTGTTTCTTCGGACGGAGAGTTAATGTCTAATGCAGCATTTAATTTCTCAAGGAACTTTTGACCGACTTTTGTTCCTGCATTTTGAATTCCGTTAATATTGGCATTTACACCGTTCACAAAACCCAAACAAACATAAGTCGCTGATTGAGCCATCTCCTGTTTACGGCCTTTAACTTCGTCAATCGCTGAACTCATCAACGATTTTATAGAGCTCATAACCGTTTTCTTACCGGTGACAAACTGAGCGTTCATCTTGGTTATGCTAACTTTTCCAACTTGGTTAAAAGCTTCAGATACATTAGCAAATGATGCACCACTTATAGATTTTAATGATTTTGTAAGATCGGCCAAATCCTTAAACGACGTTGCTAAAGTTCCAAGTTTCAGAGTTTCAACACCCTTTACCTTATCATAGAAATTAGCAAACTTTTCACCGAATACGGATAGACAATTTCCAAAGATTTTCCATTGTGCCGGATTGCTGTTCTGTATCGACATTCCAACATTCATCAACTTATTGCATGCATTAGCAATTGTGTCGACTTTCTTTTCTTTGATGTCTTTAATATATGAGTAATAAGTCTGAATTGCAATACCGAAATCGGTAAGAGCACTTGAGAAGTATCCTTCTCCTTCAGATATTGTTCCAGCATTGGTACTAACGTCTTTAAGCATCAGCACGAGCGCTTTAGACTGCGTTATACCAGACTGAAGTTTGCCCATATCAACATCGGCAATCTTAGTATTGAACACTGATAATGACTGACCGTAATCTTCAAGGTTTGTTCCAAGAGCACTGAAATCTTGTTTGCCAGAGAATAGCTCTTGTAATCCCCCAGTCGGAGAGAGCATCTCGGATAAGTTTATAAGATCTTCTGTACAAGCTCTGGCATTCTCGATAGCATCATAATCGATTTCCCCATCTTTGAGGGTTGTTGAAACCGTAACTAATGATTCTGCATATGATTTAAGATTCTCACCGAATAGCGAAATATCTTTATTTCCGGTTAAATTCTGTATAGCTCCGCCAGTAGGATCAAGCTTACCACACATCTCAATTAACGGTTCAGTAGCATCTGATGCTGCTTGTATAAGTGCACAAGAATCTGTATTAAATTGCCCATTCTTGAATGTGTTAGACATTACAACAAGACAATAAGCATATTTAGCTAACTGATTTCCAAATAATTCGAGATCATAAGAACCAAAGAAATCCTGTAATACTCCTCCAGTTTCAGGAAGACTATCTACTAAATCACTTAGAGACATTGACGCTTTTGCAGCACTCTTAATAGCTTTTACATCAAAATCCTCTCCTGAAACGGCATTGGAAAATGATACTAATGCTTCTCCATAAGATTCTAATCCTTCAGAGAATGTTCCCATATCCATGGTATTGCCAAATATAAAGCCTTTTAGTCCGCCCTTCTTAGGTATAACGGCTATTATTTTAGCTAAATATTTAGCTGCTGTTGATGCACTCTCCAAATTACTTGGGTCTACGTCTTTGACTTTGTCTGAGAATGTTGCGATAGCTTCTCCTAATTGGCCGAATTGGTCTATAAGATTATCGCCATTCCCACCAAATATCGACATAAGATTGCTTGATATCTTGCCTTTAGCTAACGCGGTAATAATCGAAACCAATGCTTCTACAGATGTTATTTGGTCTGGATTTATTTCTTTTATAGTATCAAGAAAACCACTAATATTTTCTGCAAAATCACTAAGATTTTGTCCTACTTGGCCTAATCCGCTCGTTGCCGATGTTAATAATCCACTAACTGCTCCACCGAAGAATGAACCAATAGCTTCTCCCGCCTTTTCTAATATCTGTGTCATCAGATCGAGTCCGGCTAAGATTTCATCTCCAACACCTAAGGCATTAATCAAACTTCCTAAAGCACCTATTATGCCAGTAATAATTCCTATAACTGACGCCATAGTTATCAGGCCTTCAGTGGCTGCGGCACCGACAAGTCCAACGCCAGCTGCTACAGCCATAACAGCAGCCATAGCAATAAGTATCATGCTTATAGATTCAGCTATTTTCAAAGTTGAATCGGCATCTGTTAAATTAGACAGTAAACCTAATACAATAGCTACTTCAGCCAATACAGCAGCTACTACACCTATAGTTAATATAGCCTCTTTTGCCGGGGTGCCCATTAACCCGATGGCTACGAACATCGCCGATAGAGATAATATAACAGCTGACATTGTGTCAACTGTCGACTGTAACTTATTCTGATCAAGAAATGTCAAAAGAGCTACGCATCCGGTTAATACACCTATTAGTACAGCAATCATGGCTATTGTCTTGCTTGCAGCCCGAACTAGATACGTCGAAGCTATAACAACCGCGCACATTGCCATTATTTCAGCAATATATAAAGTAGCTCTTGCAACAGCCTTTGTATCAAGCATTGATAATAAAGCTATGGCCACTGCTAGTAAGTCGATAGATACCGCCATTGCCAGTAATGTAACGCCAGCTTTTGCTGCGTTTTCGCCAGCAAAGTGAGTAATTGCTATAATTCCAGCAAACAATGCCATTATTGGGGTCATCATCGCTACCGCAGTAATAACATCTTCGATTTTCATCTTGCCGAAGGCTTTTATAGCTATAACCATAAGATCCATAGCGGCTGCTATCGCTAGTACGGTTCCACCAACTTTTAATGCTTCTTTCTTCATTGAAGATAATGCCTTGAGTATAATCTTTATAAATAGAATACACTCGATCATTCCAGGAAGTGATAATAGAACTTTATCCAATCCTATATTAGACATCTTTTTAATGGCTTCAGCAAATATAAGTATCGTCGCAGATATAGAGATTAGAGCCAATGCTGCTCCACCCGTTAAGGACTCTGCCATTGAAGACACAACTTTGAAGTATCCAAAGAATACTACAAGTTTTAGCATGAACTCGCCAAGATTACCAATGTCAACATTAGCAAGTTTCTGTAATCCAACTGCAAATACATATAATGATGCAGCAATCGGTATTAAAAGAAATACTGAAGCAGAAAGATCTTTTGCTACTCCTGATATTAGCTTTGTAAATATAACTAATGTTCCAGCTGCTGTTACTAGTGTTCCGAATGTTAAGAAAACATCCTGAAAAGATTTAAACCCTTCAGCAACTTTCTTCATCTCGACAACAACTCCGCCCATCACGACAAGAGCTGCTGCTAAACCAAGAAACGCCGCGGCAATAGATGCCATACTAGCTGTTCCAGCAGGCGTAATAGTCATTAACTTCATTACACCTGACATCACAACAACTAAAAGCCCTATTGTTACTAGAGAATCTTGAATTCTAGACTTATCAGGGAGTAATGCGAGAATTGCTATGGCTCCGACGAGCATAAGAATCGCTTCTGCAAAATTCTTAAGAGCTACTGCATTTGCTGCTCTACTAACTGATTTGCTAATCTGGGTAACTGAATAAGATAAAGTCTTAAATAAATTATCTATACCAGTAGTTAAGACGCCTATAGGATCTTTAATCTTTATAATCTTATCAATTAGTTTACCTATAGATGATCCTAGTTTAACCGATGTCGCACCTAAAGCAAGTGCTATAACTTTTGCACCATTTTCGAATGTTATAAGTGACTTCAACTTTTCGATAAAAGCACTCACTCCAGATGTAACTCCGCTAAATGACGATTCTAGTTTTGGAAGACCTTTACCCGTAGATTCTACAGCTGTTGCGGCATCGCTTATATTATCTTTAACACCTAATATAGCATCTCCAAGATCTTTGAAAGTGTCAATCAACTTGTCAAGGCTGAAGTTCTGGATCAAATCTAATAATCCATCTTTAAAATCCTCTAATACATCGGTAACATTTGGAGCCTGACCAGAGATTAAATTAAAAAGGTTTGTTAGAACCGCGGTTATTGTGGTAAAAGCTGAATCTATTACACCAGATTCTTCAACCTTGTCTATTATTTGACCGATATACTTTATAACAGCTGCGATTCCTTTACCGAGTAATCCAAAAGTATTCTGTACTACTTGGTTTTCAAGAACCCAATCTCTAAATTCGCATAGCATATCGCCTATATTGGCAGTTATGCTTAGAACTCCGCCGCCAATGTTTTCCATTGTAAACCCGAGAGCTTCTAGTATCGGAACTAATGCTGCATCAACGATCTCAACTAAAATATCAAGAACTGCTATAAAGCCGTCAAATGTTCTTCCCAATTTATTTAGAGTTTTTTCTGTAGGAGTAAGGGCATTCTTTATGGCTTTTATGGTTGCAACTAACTTTGATAATCCAGAATTATTTACGTCTTCCAAAACAAGCTTAACAAAGTATCCAAGGACTTTCATCTTATATGAAAGCGCCTCTATTGCTGGGGCTAGTTCGCTTCGAATTGCATTAATAACTGGGATAAGAGCATTCATCATTACTCTTAGCATTTCCATAGCCGGAGTAGCAATATCGGCACCTATTCTTGAAAATGCAGCTTTCATATTAGAAAGAGCACCGGTAAATGTCTTGTTAGCATCCTTAGCATGCTCACCAAAAGCACTATCCATAGCTGAGGCAAAAGTTTGGAAGTCAATCTTGCCTTTTGTAACCATGTCTCGAATCTCAGCTTCTGACTTGCCAAGTTGTTCACCAAGAACAGCAGCAACATTCAGTCCTCTTACTGAAAACTGACGAAGCTGCTCTGTCATTAATTTTCCATTACCTGCTACAGTAGTAAAGATCTGACCTATATCCTCGTAAGTGGCATTGGTCATAGCAGCAACACCAGAAATAGCCCTCAAATCGGATTTCATAGTGTCACCAATCTGTACACCTGAAGCTACCAACTGAGATGCTACTTTAGCTGCTGCATCGAGGCCATATGCCGTATCCTGAACACCATAGTTAATGTCTTCTGAAATGCTATCCCAAGCTACTCCAAGACCTTCCAACTGGAACTTAGCAGACTCTATGTTTAATGCTCTGTTAATACCGCCAGTCTTAATCAGACCGGTAACACTACTAGTAATACCTCGAAGAGAATTTATGGCATTATTAGTAATGTTACTAATTGCAGTCATTCCAATAATTCCCATTGTAGAGAATTTATTGTTTAACTCATCAATACTGTCGCCTATACCAGCAAGAGAGAATTTCTTACCAGCAGCTTCTAGACTTTCAAGACTCTTCTCAGAACTTTTAAGATCCAAACTAGCCTTAAGTTTCTCAAGAGAACTCATACTAGATTTTATTCCGCTCTCAAACTGAGAGTTATCGAATCGCATCTCTACAACTCTGGTATCAACACTGCTCATGGTCTAGTCACTTCCTTCCAAATTTTCTCAGGCATTTCTTCAAATATAGGACGAATAGCCGGGTTAATATAGTCAATTCCAGTGACATAGCCACCAGTTCCAGTTCCATGCCCATATTGCAATATTAGGGCAATATTCACGTTTTTATTTACATTGGTGTTTAGCCAATGAATAGAATACACTCCGTTTTCTTCAGTTATCTCATAACCCCATGAAGCAGCTGTGAGACCTGTATCAATGGGTGTAGCCATACTTAGAGCATCAACTCCTTGTTGAGCATAAGGACGCAATATACTAGCTATATTACGATCTTTCATCCTTTGAAAAAAGTTTTCAACATGCTTGAAACTTCCTTTATGTTTAAAAATTACACCCATTTTGAATTTTCCTTATGATAGCAATTTTTTCATTTTTGACTGAGATTTAGAACCATAAATTCCATCAGAAGTCAATGAATTTGCACTCTGCCAAGTTTTTAAAGCCTTTTCAGTTTTACTTCCGAAATCTCCGTCAACGGTTAATCCAGCATTTATAAGTTTGTTTAATGCTTTCTGGAGATATTTGACCTGGGTTCCAGAACTTCCATTCCTGAGTGTTGGTTCAGGAACTGTAAGTTTAGAATCTGACTTTGATACTCTTGGATTTCCGCTACAAATAGCTCCGGTATGTCCTTTGGTCTCTGTAACCAGAACATCGCCGTTATAAACTGGGGTTTTGTCCTGAGATTCATATTTAAATGAATCTTCGAATAATCCAGAAGCTTTTAGAATACTTGGCTCATTAGCCGTTGTGAAATTACCAAGATCGACACCGGTCGCTTCTTTTATAACTTCTCTCATGAGCGTACTGCAATCGGCATTAGTTTTCTTTTTAGTATCGATGCCGTTTGTTACTACCCCAGTACGTTCATTCTGGTTATAACCAATATTGCTATTATTGCAGGCAGCTGTAGTACGTTCGGCAATAGCATCCGCATGAGATACTTTCTTAGGCCTAAATACAAGCCATCCTTTGACATGCTTATACATAAGTTGCATTGAAACTTCGCCTTTTGTGTCATTGGTAGAACTCGTCTGCTTTTGATCGCCTTTTGCTCCGCCTGTTACTTTTCCATTTTCACCAATTCTGGCTGAACCGAACATTATACTCATATAATCACGCTCCTTTAATTGCTATTCCTCATTCACACAATAGCTTACTTCCATATTACTAGGTGCCAAAGATGTATCAATACTCACATAGCAAATCCCCTCTGTCGTAGCCACACTCGGCAATTCAATTTCTTCCTCTGTTGGTGTACCTAGAACAACAAGGAAATATGTCGGATTTTCTGCAAAGTAGGCGTTGAGTTCGTCTGCGGAAGTAAATTCAGTGTAATAAACATAAATTGAAAAGCTATATCGAAATGTAACATAATTGTTTGCCCCCGTACCGTAAACAAATCGGTTTGACAATATTTTGGTTCTACCATTTGTCCCAACATCTCCGAATAGTGGGTTGCGCAACTGAAATCTTACTCCATAATTTGTGCTATAAATCCAATCATCATCCCCACTCGGAACGAAGTTCAGAATATTCCTGACTACTTTTCCCTCAGCGAAATTAATGTAATCAGTATAATCTCCAACCTTCCGCAAAGGTTCATCAAGGTAGATGTCTGCCGTGTTCATTTATTGGCTTAATTCCAAGGCCAGTAAATACTGCAAATTTTTCTTTATCTTTCCATTCATCTGTTTGGAAATTAAACTTTGCATATAGATAATTTTTAGAGCATTTTACTGGCATAAAACTATCGATTCTAGTCAGTATTTGGTTTTCCACATTAAATTCTATTTGTTCATTCATTAGCTTACTTTACCCCTTCGTATGATGTTTGGCTTTTCTAGCAGCGTTTAAAGCAGCGTTTTGTTTCATTATTTCCTTCTGGCTCATCTTCTTCGGGCCTTCATTCTCGGCTTGACAAACTCTTATAAGCATCATCAACCTATTGAAATGCCATTTCTGAAATTCAGTTGGTATCTGAAGAGTTATCATCCAATAGTAGACAAGCTCAGAAGTTATCTTTTGGTTTCTACCACGCCTAGGACCACGTTCAGTGATAGTTGTGGCGGTCATTGGTTTTGCTATGTATTCATCTATTTCATGCAATACACTTTGCGGAATACATAAGTATATAATAGGATCGACATTTTGTGTCAATGTCATACATTTAATATAATCTATAGTTTCTTGCCCATCCTGAAGTCCGTCTAAAAACGGTTTCTCATACTTAGATTCCCATTTCGAAATTGAGACTAACGAATGTTCGAGCTTCAACTTAGTTTCTTTTACCGTGTGAAATTCTTCAGTTGTTTCATCAAACAAATCTGTAGCCGGTATTGTTACCATTAATGGCATAATGTCTCAACCTCCGTTTTCTATAATTAACAAACTGATTACGATGTATGAGTTGCATCATCCTCAGCGTCTCTAGCCTGAATCTTTGATACTTCTGCAGCAAGGGACTGCGGAATAATCTTATTGACGAATTCAGCTGCGGCATCAGCATTTGTAGAAAGTTCCATAAATAACTCTGAATATGCCTCAGTCTGAGAGAACTCTTCTGAAAGAGGGATCCCGTTACGAACTTTGATAAACTTCTTTCCGTCTTCTGACTTTTCTCCATAAGACTTAAGAATTATCTGTTTAAAAGCCTCCGTGATCTTTGTCTGATCGTTAGAATCTATAATCTGACGAAGAACCGTATCTAATCCGCCAGCTGTAGACATCTGCTTTTCCATAAGTTCAGCTTTTGTCAGGTTGAACATGAACTCCTCAGTTCTAGTAACGCCATTGTAGTCAGTATATGTAATTTTCTTAGTGAACATAGTATTTTTTCTCCTTTCAAATAAAAAGAGGCGGAGACCTCTTTCAAACTTCATTTTGAATTTCTGAAATCCCCGCCAATTTTTCTAATTTCTGGTATTACAGACCGTTGTCTAGCCAACAGTAGATGTCGAGAAGAGTGTAACGATCTCATCCGGAAGTGGAAGTCTAGCTTCATTCTCATCATCGCCATAAAGAATAGCCTCAAGAGCAGCAAGCTTTGTAGCGTCGGCCTTTGCGGAATCGATAGTGATCGTAGAAGTAGCCTTATGGCCCGCTACATCAACTGGAGTAGTGGTGATCTCCCAGCTAAATTCAATAGCCTCCGGAGAATCATTCACTGTAGCATAAGCTCTCTCTGACGGAGAAGCTGTAGCGTTGTAAACGATGTGAAGCTTGTAGCTATCGTCATCCTCAGATGCTGTGTCATTTCCAACTTTGGTTCTGTAAGAAAGACCAAATGGATTGCGGCTCTGCTGTCCGATCACAACGCCCTCTGCGATAGAAGCTGATCCGTCGCAAGCTGCGAACTCGTCCGGTGAAGTGTATGCGGTAATTGTAGCACCGAATGTCTCGGCAGAACGAAGTGTAGCATACTTAATGTTATCAGCATAGATGTCTGATGCCTCAGCTCCTGACGGAGACTCAGTTACACCAGTAAGACCGTTCCAAGCATAACCCTTTGGATATGCACCTTTGGAATCCTGTGGATAAAGCACTCCATGATCGACGCCGGTTTCATAGTAACGCTCACCGACTGTATCCCATTTAATTTTGGACATAGTTTATTTCCTCCTTAAAAATATAATGTAAAAGAAAAGTGGTTCAAATTATCAGCAGTATAAGATCTATTGAACTTACACATTGGTAATTCTAAAATAGGCAGAACAAACTCGCTATCAGGATCGTAATCTATTAATGTGATATTATATGTACGAGTATGGTGATATGAAGTATTGTCTGCATGTACTGTCCCTATAGCATTCAGTTCATACACGATTGCTGGATAGGACATTTTAACAGTTTCCGGGGACTGGAAGTATACTTGTCTGCTTCCTAAAATATCTTCCAGTATTGTCTGAAGTTCTTCTCTAGGACGCATTATACTCACCCCCAACCGTTAGTATTAACCTAGGGCGCTCAACTTCAATATTTGTAACTTTCCATTTAACACCCATATAGGTTGCATATCGAATAGACTTGAGGTTATTATAGGCAAAGGGGTCAGCGACAATACTTATGACATTATTCATAGTAATATCATCGTTGACACCAGCTGTCTTAACCGCAAGTACATTTTTAGTGATCTCGGCAGCATATCGTTTTTCAACAATTACTGGAGTCCACACTCCGGGTTTTGTTTCCTCGGTAGTAACGTACCCGATCATACAACTAAACTTTGCCATTTTGAATTTTCCTCCTAGCCTTCCTCACCGGCAGCCTTAAGCACAATTGTAGAGTACGGTCTTACAAGCGCGCCAGAGCAACGAGTCTCCATAAGGTATTTCTGCTGGTTGTAGTCGATATCGAAATCGTCAAACATGTTGATCTCTCCACCCTTATCAGCGCCAACATTATAATCCTTAAGGTCAACGATCACACCATATACATTATCCGGGCAGATACCCTTCGGAAGCTTAACGATTCTATCTACATTAAGAGCTGATGCCAACTCATTGAGAGTCGGATACAAACGTGTTCCATTGAGTGTCTCCATCAGAAGCATCGGAGTGATAACTGACTGCGGCATAAATGCTGTAAGATTGCCAGATCCCTGGTAGTCATCCTGAGCTGAAACGCTAGCGCTGATAATAGCATGTGAAAGTGACTCATCTGCCTCAGGTGTAACTGTCTTCGAGATTGTGTAGAGAGCATCGTCATTGTAAAGTGGACGAATGTTCGTCTCCGGGATCTTGTCGTCTGAAGATGCGAGTCTGCCATCCCCAAAGAGAATAGCACGAGCGATTTCCTCATTAAGCATCATTCTCATCTCGGTCTTGATCCATGCCACAACATCAAAATCTGTGATGTCTACGATGTCATCACGATCAAGTTTCTGCTTCTTGTAAATGGTGGTCGGCGTGGTTGTTCTCTTAAGTAAAGAGAATACCTCATCCTTCTTACGGTTGCCCTTCATGTAACCCTTAGCCCTAGCCTCATCCTCGGTAATGTCTGCAAAGATAGACTTAATGCGGCTGAACGGAGAGTGTGATACACCATTCATAACTACATTAACCCAGTCAGACGGCTGACGGCTTATGAAATCCGGTGTGTTCTGAAGGGTCTTGGCATCAGGAAACAGATACTCGATATCCTTAATACCATACTCATCGGCATGTGCAAGGAAGCTTTCCTTAAGACTGCCGTATCTCTTGCCATCTTCAATGATGGTCTTCATTGCATCGTGAGCCAGAACTCCGCCCTGCTGATCATCCTGGTCGAATACATTATGTTTCATGTCTTCTCCTCCTTCATTATTATCAGAGTCATCCTTTTCTTTCTTGGAATCCTCCAAAGCAGCTGCAACCATGATATACATAGCTTTCTTCTGCTCTTCACTCATTGTATCAATTACTTCCTGAACAGTCTTATTATCTTTTGACTCGTCAGGTTTATTATTTGTCTCTACCACGTCATTCTCCTTCTTTTTAGATTCATCAGCATGGGATAACTCTCTGGATTCGTCATCAGTGGCATCATGAGCAAGCTCAATATTCTCGTCAGTATAGATAATGGCTGAATTACCATCTTCCTCGCCATGGGACATTACATTTTCGATGTATGCTCCAGGATTTGCTCCGGCAAGAACTAAACTTACTTCACGGATAACACCATGTAATACATCATGCCCGACTTCTTTCAATCCATTTGCATAAATCGATAAAGCTGAAATATCACCATGCTGTATAAGCATCTTGGCATTACGTCCTGCATCACTATCATTGAGTGAGCAGTAAGCATATACCCCATCGTTTCGGTTTTCCAATTTGGCATGACCGAGAACATTGAATGCATCGTTGTGGTTATGATTCCAAACTAATGGAACCGTCTCTCCATCGCAGTGTTTAAACGCATCTTTACGAATTGTTCTACCATCTGCACAACGAATGTCGTTTCTAGTGGCCCATCCACTAAAATCGAATTTTTCATTCATTTTGAATTTCCTCCTCGTTTTCTTTTTTCTGCCCATTTACATACTGAGCTTCAACGTCACTTGACTGATTCAGGTTGGCGTTGACCAGCATGTCAGCTTTCGGATCATCTACTGGTTTCATACCTATGATCTGTCTAATTTCATTCGATGTCGCAATCTCGTTCCTTGTGAACTTGTCTGCCAGCTCTGCTATCTCAGAGGCAGGAACTAACTTAAACGGATCTGAGAAGAAGATGATCGACTGCTTTTGGGTACGAGCGGTAGGTGTTAGAAACTTTCGTTTCATTTCATCGACGATAGCTGATACAATCGGTTCGATAGTTCGATTGTTATAGTTGAGCATTGCTTTCTCGTCTGCTGTTCCATTCATGATCTCCTGAGTGATTCCTAACTGGCTGTATAGCATACTCGTTAAATATTCAATCTGAGACATAAGATGGTTGTCAACAGAACGATTCAATTGTGTTATGTGCTCGGTGGCGTCAGCATATGCGATACCATACTTTGAGCCTGCTAACTGCTCTTCTATAGCAGCACGTCGTTTCTCCGCTTCTTGTCGGCGAGCTTCAGATTTGATAGTATATGGAAGCTGAATAATAAGATCAAGTTTACCAGCTCCTGATTGCTCGTCGATATCGTCTAAAAGATTTAATTTTCTTATTAAACGCTGTAAAGTAGAGTTTGATTCATTCATTACAGCATATAGTGGGTTTTCCACAATAGCCACCATGCTCTTTTCGAGAATTATATCTTCTCTATGACCAGTTCTGTCATTGTATAGACGCACTCGAACTTGATCTGGATACCACTCTAAAATTTGAGCGGTTCTCATAGTCTGGATGTCATATGACCCAGTAACTTCCGGATTAGTTGTAGTGTCTACTGGAACTATTGCTACTGCTCCCTCGTCTAACATTGAGAGGACTACATCCTGTATGAAAGCTCTACTTGTTTGATCCTTATTGGCCTCTAAAGTTAAACAGTTATTTAAACCAGAATCGATCATATCATCGAAACGACCTTTATCATCAAGTCGAACATGCTGAATATCCAGCCCTGCTACATCAAGTGATATACGATTGTATACTGATGTAACTATTGATCGTTCGTTTCCTCGTGATAGCCGTTTTCTATCTGGTCTATAACTGTATCCTGGACCACGACCCCAATTAGCCGTCGGTGCCCTGTTTAAAAATGCATTCCAGGCATGTTTCAGTCTGGTTCCTATTGTAATACTCATGTTAGTCTCCAATCTGTTAAGCAGTACGTTTAATATATAACATGGACGATCTTGTATTTACATCATTAACGAATTTTTCGCCTATCGCTATTGAACTTTTAGTAAGTGAATCGGAAGTGTCTATTTTAGACATCGATTTAACCTGTTTCTCGTAATATTTTTTGCCTTCATATTCTAGCTTATTAACTTTACGCTGGTATTTATCGGCTTTGTTATAAAGTTTACCAGCTTTTTCGGGATTAGCGAAGATCATGCGATTTGCTTTCTTATCAGCTTTTGCATAAAGTTTATTCGCTTCGGTTTGTTTCTTTGTTACTTTGGTATCCATTCTACCAAGTTTCTTTTCGACACCAGACTTATAACTTTCGATCTTTGATCCGTATCGTTCTTTACCAGCTGGAGTTAAAGTTCCATCTTCATTCTGGTAATGTCGAACTCCCCATTTCATGCCTAATGTTCCAAAATGGTATAATTCACCATCTTCCATAGCTATATTATACATTATATACACCTCTATTATCTATATTGAAGTATTAAACTCTGCTTTTTTCATTGTATAATCTCTATACATCTTATATCCTTTAACAGCAGCTTTACCAACTTTAACTGCTGCTATAGTTCCTACTATTGGCATTGGTCCTATAGAAGATAATGTGGATGCAACTGATGCAGCACCAGATAAAACTTGCGTTGAAATTCCAGTAGTTTGAGAAATTATGCTAATGGCCTGAGCCGATGTTATTTCAGATCCAATAGTAGATGCTATAGAATCAACAGGTATTTTAGAAACTTCTGAGAGCATTTTTCTAACAGCAACTTCAGGAACTTTATTTGAATTAGCTATATACTTTACTAAAACATCGCTATTAAGAACTTTATTTACTATATCAGGAGTTTTAGCTGCTATTGCTTTTTCTATAGCTGGATATGATAAAACTGTTCCTGCTGATACGGCAGTTTTAGTCGCCAATTTAACAGCTTTTTCTTTAGTTTCTCTATCTAAATTAGCAGCTTTTATTGAATCTGGTCCTGTACCATATCTAGCTTTTCCAGCTTCTGTAAGAGATCCATCACTATTCTGATAACGCCTTATTCCCCAATGCATACCAAGAACACCATAATGGTAAATCTCACCAGAACTCATAACCACATTATACATATCCTGTCTCCTATTCAAAAGCATCTTTATTTACTTTATATGATACAAACGCGTCCATTAATGCTGCTACAGCATCAATCTTCTGATCTGATCGTTTCTTAAGAAGTTTCCGATTTCCGTTGGTATCTTCGAGAGTTATACAATTACCCATGGTAAAACTCATGAGCTCTTCATCGAAGATAAGCATTCTTTCTTCTGCCAATTTCTTTATTTCGCCTAATGGAACAGACTCAGTACGAGAACCCTGTATGACTTTCTCTATTCCAAATGGTCCCCACTCTGTTTCCCATCGAGTTATAAACTCTTTTGCGTTATATGGGTCAAAACCAAGGCATCGTACATCATACTCAGTCTTCTGAATATGAGCATCGAGATCGTCATAGACTTCCATCATGTCTAAGATAGTTCCTTCCATGACGATAAGACTCCCTTCATTCATAAATTCTTCATATTTTGTTCGAAGAGCTCCGGGAAGTTTGTCTAATGTTAATCTTGAAATATAGTTACGAGTCTTAACTCCAAAATATCCGTTTGATAGCGGGAACAGAAACGTAAAGGCACAGAAGTCATCTCCCTGTGAAAGGTCTATTCCTAATGCACATGGCATAGACCAAAAATCTTGTCTTGTTTGACATGGTAAGGTTTCTTCATAAGTAAAGTAATATGTGAACCCTTCCATAGGAATTCCGAAACGTTTAGCCAAAATATCATTACGAGCCGCTGGCGATTGCTCAGCTCTCTCGACATCTAGCTGGTATGTTTCATACGTAACAGTCTTCCCAAGATTCGGATTGGCTTTAAGCCATGTATCCGGATCGTTAACTTCCTGAATATCATCCAGTCTATACCACCATATGGAAACGTGCGGATTGTAATACTCCCCTCTAAGTATTTTTGACAATTCCATTTTGATTGTATCGCCGCTTCCATTTCGGACGGTTCCTTCAGAACTGGTAGCGATTATTAGATAGTCATCTACCTTCGAAGCTCCCTGCTCTAATGCGCCGACAACATCCTCTCGAATGTCTCCTGATAGCCATTCGTCAATCGTACAGATCTTCGGTCTCAATCCCTGAAGTTTAGAGATTGACATTGGCCTTACTTCAAGTAATGAACCGGTAAGGAAATTCTCTATTCCCTTCTTTGTTGAAGCTAGTTTCTGTCGGTTAGCCCTAGAACCAGTGGTATTCTGTAATGATCCTTCTGTCAAAAACTTGAACAGTGGGCCTCTAGCTCTCGTTATCGAAGTACGAATCGGCGACATTACCTCTTCAGCCTGTTTCATTGTTGGAGCAGTTGTCACTTGATGGGTCGTCGATGTGTCAACATTGAGAAAGAACGATTGGATGTTCGAATCATACATTGACTTGGCAGCTCCACGAGCAACTACAAGATACTGTTTATTTGTAAGGCGTTTCTTTATAGTTCGAGTCTCGTAATGGCCGCCTTTAACATGCCCTTTATTCGGAACATATACTTCACGATCTATGAAATAGTACCAACCGAATACTTGCTCTGCCCAAAGTTTAAATGTATCGAGAAGTTCAAGATCTGTTCCATCGGTTAGGGTTAATTCATTGTTACAATATGCTATGTAACCATCTATAGCTTCATCATCATAGTAATAATTTGGATTTGCTATAAGTTCGTCGATTCGATTCATCTCGAGAGATATATTCTCACAAACAGGTATTTCTCCTCTGAGTACAGCATCTCGAAACTCTCCATAGTATCTTGGAACTGCATGATTACTTAACATTATGTTTCACCCTATTCGTTTTTCTTCTTCTCTTTATTAAAGGCTTTACCGCCTTTCACAACATTATCCTTAGCCATAGCGTTAACTACTCCTCCAGCAGTATATACAACAGTTGCAGTCAATATTGTCCTAGCAGCTGATTCCCCGATTTGTCTAGCAAATGATTTACCATTATTTGCTTTCTTATTATTCTCGGAAGAATTAATATTTGTTCCATAAACAGCATTTTCAAGTTCTTTGACTTGTTTTTCTTTCTGTAAACGAGTAATGTAGGAATCGAGTTCTTCGTTTGACATTTCACTTATGTTCTTTTTAGAACTACTAGTGCTAGATGTTGTGGTTTTCTTACTGCTTTCTTCGGATTCACCGGCATCTTTTTTAGCCTGTTTCTCCAGCTCTTCTTTAGCTCGCTTATTAGCCTTCTTAAGAGATTCTTTATAAGTCTTCTTATTTGCTCTTATCTGTTTATCTCTTGCTAAGACACTTTCATCTCTTGACGGACCAACCCCATAATGGATTCGGCCAAGAGGTGTTAAAGATCCGTCTGAATACTGGTATAATCTTTTTCCCCATTTCTGCCCTTTAGTCCCAGAATGGTAGAGTTCACCACCATCTGTTCCGATTATTCTGTATGAACTCATTTTGAATTTACCTCCTGTGAACTTTCTGCCTGTACATTCAAACGCCATTCGAATTCTTTTATAGCATCGGACATTGCTGTAGATACTGATGAAGTTAATGGTGGATCGAAAAGCATCTTAACTCTCATATATAGATAAGATTTAACACTGTTCATTCTTGGATCTTCATCCATGAAATCTGACCATGTCTCAGAACTTCCAGTTATCTGGTATCCAGATTCTGGTCCAACCCCGATCTGCGTCAACACAGACAAAATAGAATTAATAGCTATGATTATGTCGAGGTCAAAAGATGTATCATCTTCCTGAATACCTATTAATTGCTTTATAGAATCGAGTATGCTTTCTTCTCCCATAATGGCACCTCATTTCTACTGTAAAGTTATGTAGTTTTTCATGACATAACCGATAGTCTTTGTCTCCTGGATCTTATACCAGTTTGGATCATCTGATTCGAGAATTTTCACAACTGTTTTCTTTGGTAATGTGGTAATGATACTTGCTGTAGCGCTTTTTCCACTACGTACACGAAGCTTCTCACATCCTGATACTATTCCTAATACAGGGGCAGACTCTACTTTTGCCGTAGTGTCTTTAGACACAAATGCATCCATTAATGGCTCGGCTGTTTTCTCTACACTTTCCACTTTTGTCTTAATCTCTTCCACAGCTTTTTCCATCTGTGTCTTTGGTTCAATAGAAATATCTTTCTTATAGTTCTTGCTCATACTCCCTCCTTCTATTTCCAAGGGCATGTATCCCCAGGTCTTCGTTCCATTGGAACGGTCGATAAATATTGCTCATTTCCATAATGTATTGCGTTATGTGTTTCATGAGTTACACATATAACATTGTTAATATCAAAAACACAATATGCTCTGTCCATTATGTCTTCTAATGAGATTGGATTAATGTGATGAATTAGAATTCGATCAAATATCTCATGACCTTCTATACCTAAATCGCATCCGTTATCTCGTATTATTACTCTTCTACGGAACTCTCTCCATTCTGGCGAAGAATATAATGCTTGATTTACATACCGATCTCGTCCGAATGTTTCCTTTCCTACAAATCCTCGTATTCTAAGATACTCGAATCGCTCCTGAAATGTGTTATATGTGATAAGTTCTGAATAACTCTTACTAGTAATCATTGCTCTTACCACTGTACAATCGCATTGCGTCGATCGCCTCTGAATATAATTCTTCGATCTTCTGAGAAGACTGATAAGCTTCTGCTTTGGCTCTTAAAACTTCATTCTCTCTTTCAAGTTTCTCTCGTTCAGCTTTTTCACGGCTTGAACCTAACTTTAAGAAGTGCACAATCTCTTGTGAGGTAGCTGTGCCATCCCTAAGACGTTCTTCAGCTCTATCCATAGCTAGTGCTATCATTTGATTCTCTCTGTCAATTGGATCTATTGCCGGCTTTCCCATATTTTATCAACCCCTTTCATCTTGTTTTCATATGGAATCCCAGTTGTTTAGTACAACATTTATATGGGCTTATGGCGGTAAAATATCTTAAACTAATTCGCCGAAAGGGGAAGAAACTGCGAGACGTTCATAAAACCCTAAGCCCATATAAATATCCCCCGAAGAAAGTAGGAAAAAGTCAACAGGAATCTTCCTCCGGGGAAAATATCAAGAGGCCGGCGATGCAGGGAGGGGTAGTGATTTTTAGCACCCCCCCCATGGCTTTGCACGGATCAAATCAGGCTGTGGACGTCTATAGTGGACCTAAAGTAAGTTTTACTGGAATTATTTTGTCATTTCTTTTGACTTTAATGTACAAACCAATTGAATCATACATTAATATTTCGTCAATTGCTTCATTTGTAAGCTCGATATTCTCCTCATCAGATAATCCTTCAGAAGTTCTAGCAATTCGACCTAAATAAGCGCATGAATTATAACCACGCTCGACGTCGAACAAAAACCATTGACTGAATTGGTCGAATGGACTATAAGGATTATCGATAGTTGTTAATCGATATTCTTCAACACTCATAAACAACTTTTCCTTTCATAATTTAACCATAAGCTACAAACCAATTCGCTACAAAGTTTGTTCGTGTTTTAAATTAAACATTATTCTATGTTTTAAGTTAAACATTGATGCTTATTTATTAGTTTTGTATGGGGTATCATAAAATACTACATACTAATTACTCGTTAATGTACTTAGAAACAGTTGAAGTACTAACTCCATATCGCTCTGCTATTTGTGCATTTGTATAACCAGCGTTCGCCATTGCTCTCATGTTTGCAGCTTGAGCAGAACTAATAGTAATCTTATTGGTCTTTGGTAAAGATTTTTCTTTTAATGAATCAGTATTAGTGTACCTTATAATCTCTTTGAGTTTAGTTTCGGTTATTGCACCAGACTGAATAGCTTTCCATTCTTTATCTGTGATGTCTATAGGATTTCGTTTAGCACCAACAGAATTTCTAGCAACAACTAAAGCTTGATTAGATTTCTTTTTAATTTCGTCTTTAGTCATGTCAGGATTTGACTTCTTTAAAGCATTAATTTTAGTTGTTGCTATTATTTGCGCTTGTCTTTCTCTTGGAGCATTTTTAGCAGCAACATTAAGCTTAGCATTTAAAGAAGCAACTTCTTCGGCATATTCTTTATTTGCTGTAGGTGAGTACTTTATGTTACCAGTAGCTAGTATCTCTTTACGAGCTTGATTAGCTAGGGACTTCATCTTGTTGGCATACTCGGCATACGCGTTCTCAACATTAGTGCCGGTGGATAGGGTATAGGCGTCCTTAGTCTCGGCCATCTTTGTGGACTTAATGGTACGTACCTGTTCCTTACCATTCTTATCGGTATAGGTCTCAGTTACTCTCTTATATACCAGCTCCCCTGTATCCGGGTCTATCTTAGGCTGCCCCTTAGTTTTAAGAACCCTTTGCTCAGACTTAGCTAATGACAATAATGTAGATGCACCACCATATTTACCATCATCATGGGCCTGGTATGCTTTCTTAAGGGCGGCTATGTTATTCTCGTCATATGACCGGGTATAATCTAGGTGATGCTTCTCTGCATCTATAACTACCATACTGTGCTTAACTGCTCTAGCTAGCTCGTCATCATTAGCACCTTTTACTGTCATGTCTGTAATCAAATTAGAGACAACACCCATTTCTCTTTGAGTATTAGTCATAACTTTCATACCATCACGAGCAGCATACTCAATCTTGGGATCGAATCCTTCTAGATCTTTTAATCCTTTTTTACTAGTAATTTTAACCTTACTATTTGTAGGTATTACTAATACTGTATCGCCATCAAAGTCAGCTCCAGATAATTGTTCTGCTGTTTTAGCACTTATACCAACAGCATCAGCTGGGTTTGTAGAAAGTACCTTTTGTCCTTCTTTGTTCTTGTTATTAACTGTTAGAACTGGAATTTCGAAAGTTCCACCATGTGGAAACCTCACAAGGGCTAACTTCTCTCCATCTTTAAAATTAGGAGCATAAATTTCTCCTTCTTTAAGTGTCGTCATCGGTATAATAACCTGATAACGTTCTCTTGGTAATGCCGCCGCTTTAAGATGAACTGCTGCAGAATCACAATCTGTTGCAAAAGACTGAAGTAATGCTTTCTTAACAGTAGGATTAGTCAAAGACTGTATCTCAGCAAACTCAGTCTCTTTATCAGATGCTGTGAGATTCAATTGCTGTTTTACAAGCTGTATATTCTGCTTAGCAAGAAACTGTGATGGCAATTTCTTAGACCAGTCTTCCCAATCACCTTCATCCGCACGTTTGTTAATAACCCTAAGCTGTTTATTACCATTTTCATCGATATAAGTGCTTTGTCCTCCAACAATTTTAATAGCAGATCCAAATGGATTCTCAGGATCATCTTTAATCTTCTTAAGAACAGTATTATTCTTGTCATCACCGCACATAGGAGTTCCTTCCTTCTTATTGGTGTTAAATAATACATCAACGCCATCTGGAAGATCATCAGAATAAACTGCCATGCCCTTAATGTAGTGAGTTCCATCGACCAAGATACGTACTTGTGAGTAATGAGAATCACCTAATGATACATCTTCAACTCCTCTACGAATCTCTATTAGACCATCTTTTGCTAATCCACCTTCTTCTGCATATCTTATTGCTACTCGACTTGAGTCTAGACTAGCTGGGTAATGGAACTTTTCAAAGGTTTCTCCATCATCATGAGATATATACTCTTCCCCGACATTATGTATCTCATCATAATTGAAGATCTCTTTATGTTCTGTTCCTGGAGGACAAAGTACCTTAAGTGTCGTTTGCTGATTCGGATTTGTTACCTGAGGTATACGTCCTCCATATAACTCATAGCCTTCAGCCTGTAATATGGCAATGGCCTGATCCATTTTAGTTCTGCTGATATTGAGTTCTCTCTCAACTCCTACACCAACATCAATCATGCCTTTACTATCTACTTGCGACTTTAAAAAGTCCGCTGTTGCTTGGGCTTCATGGGCTCTAACTTCAGTACTCTCTTTAAGTAAGGATCTTACGGATGATTCGTTATTATAACCCATCATTCTAGCTATTTCACTCGTGTTATACCCTTTCTCTTGCAACCCTCGAGCAGTTGCAACATTGTCGGCACGTAACTGATTTTTAGCTATACTCTTTTGTACTCTTAATTGTGTTGTGCTCATATTAAGAGCATCTGCGATCTCCTTTTCTGACATGCCTGAATCTTGAAGCTCTTTAATACGATTCAAGAAAAACGATTCATGCTGATACGGATTCTCTCCAGACCCCCATGGATATCGTCCAGATCGCCTTGGCATGCCGTAATGCATCAGGATATCTGATGGACCTTTGTTAAACACATCTCTAATCCTCCTCCATTTTTATTCGGTTTATGAGTTTATCAAATTGCACTATTTTGTCCGTAATTGGTCCGATCTCTTCAACCGTTGGAGTGTGAACTAGGATCTCGTCATTCTGGTAAATCCGCAATTCGTAATCAATCTCGCCAGGTTTTATTCGGTATTCCAAGCAGAACAAAGCTGCATAAACCTCCAATTGTTCTATATGTCCTGGAACTACTACTCCAGTTTTTAAATCATGAATTCTGAGCAACCCATTTCTAAAACATATAGAATCTGCTGTACCGAAGCAATTTTCAGAATAACGTAATATCTGTTCGGGCATCATCTTGTACCCTATTGCGTCGTTTACGTACATGTTTAAAGTTTGTTTTGTTCTCGGTAATTTCTGACCGAGTTTAATAGCTTTAGCTGCGAACTCATGAACCTCAGTACCATGCTGCGCAGCTGTGAATCGGTTGTAAGCTTCTACAAGTTTATCGTCATCGTAATTTAACCAATGATACTTACTTGCGCTAAGGAACGCATGCTTACCTTCCAAGTCTAAATGCTTGTTCCATTTCATCTAAAATCTCCTTTTCATTCTCAGGATATATAAATCTTGAAAATGACATATCATTCATTTTATTCACATAGTAATCTTGATTAGGTCTATGTGTAGCATTGTCATTACGCTTGCATTCTAAGGTGGCCCACTTGTCTTCATATAATACAAGGAGGTCTGGCAACCCCTGGATATGAGAGCTGTCGAGCTTAGTCACAATGGCACCAGTAAAACGTTGTTTTATTGTTTTAATAAGCTTTGATTGAAAATCACTTTCTTTTTTAGACATAGGACCCCCTTAGATGAAGCATAAACGTATAGTAGTGATATGGAGAATTAGGAAAGAGAATGTCAAAAGATAAAGTGGGCGTTTTAACTCACTTTCACTCTCTCTCTATTAAAGGCCTTGTTTTTTTCGCGAATTTTTTCAAGGTCAAAAATATCAATTAATTCATAACTATTGTCTCCATACCATTAATCATATTGGACATAATGCGATTGAATTCTATTTCTGCTTCTCCTTGTGAATCGTACTGTCCTATTTCTTTAGTGCTATATAATACATCAGCAACAATAGAATTTCCATTTGTTCTTATAGATGTTACACTAGACATGTTAATCATTTCATCCTGATTTTGTGTTATTAAAAACTTTGTCATAAATATCAAACCCCCCAACAACATACCGCAAATGTATTTCTAAATAAGTTCAAGTTTTGAAAGCTCATTGAAAACCAATGTTAGTACTATAGCTAATTCTATGAGTCCTAAAGTTATCAGCAAACATAATAGTTTAATTTTATTTTTCATAAATATCAATCAGCCTCCAAATATTAGACACTCAACAACGATGACTAAAGCAACTAAACCAAGAACTACTAATGCTACTAAAATTGAGAATCCTATATCTTTCAGCATTCCTTTGAAATTACTTTTATCTTTCATAAATATCAATCAGCCTCCTTAATAGGTATAATCATCCACATTAATACATATATTGCGTAAGCCGAACGCTTTAAGAAGAATTAAATAATCTCCCAAACTAAATGATCCTCTATACAACTTATTTGTGAATGATTGATCTGTTATTCCTAGAGCAATAGCGCATTGCCTATTTGACAAGTTTTGCTCGTCCATTAAACTCTTAATTTCGGATCTTGCCAGTATATTTTTATATTCCATAAATATCAATCTCCCATATTTTCTAAAAATTTTGTTACACCATCTAAAACCGATAATCTAATTTTTTTATCGATATTAGTTCTATAATGCGTAATAGCCGCATGAAACAATATGGCTCCCGATATTGACCATAATGGTTCATGGTTGACAATAGCAAACACAATCATAACGAATCCAACAGTCTCGATAATAAGTTCAAACATATAAAATAACCTCCTTTACAGTAAAAAAATATAACATTATCATCAAAAACGAGATAATTATAACATTTAGTGGCCAAAAGCCCACTTTTTTTCGTTAATTCTTTTAAAATATATGTTTTTTTTCTCACACTAATTAAAAAAAAAGTGGGCAAAGTGGCCATTTTCGCATTCTATCATCAAAAACGATGTAATTATCTCGGATTTGAGTATATCTTGTGACCACTTTTTTTTCAAAAGTGTCCCGAAAGTGGCCAGTATAATCAAAAACGATGTAATTATCTCGGATTTGAGTATATTTTAAATTTTTCAGCACAGTCATCGTCTTCTCAAAATCAGCAATGCAAGAATAAAAATCGCATAAATAAACCCTAAAAGAGCCAGCAAATCGAGCATATTTACCTCCAAAAGTTAAAAATTTCAAGTCTAAACATGGTAAAAATGGCCAAAATCAGCACAAAAATAGCCACAAGTACTATCAAATTTATCGATCTGAACTCATTTGTAGCCTTATCTAAAACCCTTAAAATGCCATATAATACCAACATTCCTGCCAATAAACCAAGCAAAATATCAATCCTCCATATCACATTTTCTCTTCATTCCACCAGCTAAACGACCCTCTTCAGTTTGGTAATAAGACACTTTACGAAAGTATTCTGTTGCTTTACGGAACTTCTTATCGGCAAGTCTAATACCATCCCTTTCTAAAGTACCCATAATAGAATCTGGATGCCAATTACCAGTTCCATAACGGTTATTATTTACTACCCTCTTCTCCCGCAGCATCATGTTTCTCCTTTTTAAGTTCTATAAATTTCATAAGTAATTTGTCTGTATTTTCTCTCAAAGCTACACTATATCTTATAAGAGTATCGATACATTCTCCATCAGGTTGCTTGGATTTACAATATCCAGCGGCAACCGGACAAGAGTCAAAAAACTTACAATGCTTAGTTTTATTCATCGCGAAGCCACCTCCAAACCCTTGAAATAGTCTCTCCAGCGCCTCTTCCAATTAATTGCAAGGCATTAAAAATTATCAACACCACAAACCCAATCATTGTAACTGGCCAAACTACAATAAGAAACTCTAACCATCTAAGTTTCATATTACCTAATAATCCATTATCGTACAATTCAAAATATAAACCATATGATATAGCTGTTCCAATAACATAAGTAGCCAGTATTACAAGTATGTTAACATCACTCATAAATATCAATCACCTCCTATAAACAATCCTATCATAAAAGCTAATACATTATCTACCATTCCACAAACTTCCTTTCATTGAATTTCTGTTTCTTATCGAGTGCTCTTCGTATTGAAATATCAATAGGGGCTTTAGATACTAAATGAAAGTACCATAAGTCAAGAAAAGCAGTGTTCAACCGATCTATCCTACCACTAGCTTGTTCAAGAACCTTATATGAGTAATTCTGTGAAAAGAACACAATCGTATCAGTCTTTATACAATTCCAACCCTCGCATCCAGCAGTATACTGCACCAGATACACCCAAAACGGACTATCAGGTATTTCCTGATGCTTATGACCATTCCACTCAGCCACAACTACATCAGGCCCTCCCAAAGCAGATCGGTAATCCAATTCTCTCAATATTTCAAGCTCATAGTCAAAGTTATAAAATATTATACATCTTGGATGGTCAGCAAAAATATCCAACACAGCCTCCTTACGACTTTCATCGGAATTTACCACCCGGCGTAAAGTATAACACAATTCTGATGCATTTGTTAAAGGCCACTCCTCGAACACATTCCAACGATCTCTCATGACCTTACGATACATGTACTGATCGTAATCCACGTTAACTGTCACGTTATTACGTTTTGTGTGTCTTTCAAATTCCATATCAACAAGAACACTATCCCTAAGTCTTTCCAATCGTCTGGTGTTAACAAATCTATCGACTTTAGGGAATTTGCAATACCTCGACCACACAATATGTTCACGTTCGAATTCTGTTTTGTTTTTGTAAAACCCATTTGCGACAAAAACCGGAATGTAATCCTGCCATTTGTCTGCTGGGGTGGCACTTAATATGATCCATTGGTTCTTTTTAGCAATTTTATAGAATGCCTTAACCCAAGTACCAGATCCGCAAACCCTATCCTCATCGAATATAAAGAACGCGTTTTCCACATCTGTATACTTCTCTATGTTGTTCCATGAATCAATATATACGGCATTGTCATATATGTTATACTCGCCATCACGAGACATGTAAAAGTAGCACAATTCCTTATCCCATTCGAGTTTGTCACGTTTCTGAGCAATTGTTATTATATATAAGTTTGCAGGTTTACTCATCTCAGTAACAGGATCAGTAGTAATATCTCCATTGTAGCATTTGTAATAGTAAGCCAAAGCAGTTATAGACTTACCGCTACCAACTCCGCCATTAAGAATACAACCGTTTTTCATATTACGAAGAGCTTTCTTCTGATGATCGTAAAGATTCACAAATATCAATCCCCTTTCTTTTCAAATTACGTAATTGTTTACTATATTCTTCTACACATTCACTACATATTTTAACATTAAACTGAATTCTATAAAATCTATCAAAAGAGCTTTTAATAGGTATTTCCTTACCACAATACTCGCAAATCATTATTCTACGTTTCCCTCCTTTGGACTATTTAAAAGGTTTTCTCAGGAATACAATGCGGACACATAACACGACCTATGAATTTATTCCACTCAGATCGATCGCTTCTAGCTCTCATCATTTCCAGGCAAGCTTCGTAAGCCTCTATGTCTTTACATACTTCTTTATGCCCGCATATATCGCAATCATTTGTTTCCCAAATCATATTATTCCCCTTTCCATATTATCTAGAAATTTCTAAAATAGTACAGATAGAATTTGGATTTACCATCTAATTCATCACTGTTTATAAGCTTTTCGAATTCTTCATTCGATAACATCTTAACCTGAATCTTTAATTTAAGCATAAAGTCACTTAAATTCTTTATAATTTCTAACATATATTCTTCAAAGTTTTTCGTTTCGTTCATGAATATCAATCCTCCATTTTCTTATTGTCATTAGAATGTTTCATTTTCATAAAAGTGAAAAAATCAAAAAGATCAATTCCGCAATTTCTGCATAAATGTATTTCGTCTAAAAAGAATGGGCTATCTATTAATGTTCTTTTATCTATATCCCAGTCATTAAACTCTTTTCCACAAATATAGCAATTATTGCACATAAATATCAATCTCCTTTCCGTTTACACAGACCCCTCTGAGACCTCGTATACGACTCATAGAGCGATTTTAGCTTTTCAGTGTAGTCTTCCTCACTAAATATCCATAAAACCTCTTAAAACGCCATATACGCGGTCTCAGGGCCATTCTAGCAGTCTCCATCCATCTGATTCCGGTAAAGAAACTCCATGAACTTTGACATACAGTCAATACAGCAAGTATAATGTCTGTTATATGAGTCGTAAGACTTTCTTCCATCTGGTTTCTCACTTGCTATAACGATAGTATTTAAGTTACTTTTGTCGTACTTGAACTCTCCCCCACAAATATCACATTTCATATTATGTATACCTCTCTACCCATTTCTTATCAAAATATTCGCACTTTGTATAATCGCCGTCAATTGCGCATTTGCATGCTTCAGCTACGCATACATTTCCAACACAACCTGGAAGATTACATAAAGGAAACTCAGGATATAGGGCTTCTCTAAGTTGTTTTCCGCCTATTACCCTAGCCATTTCAGGACCATAAAATTTAGATTCGTTTTTATAAACTGCATAACGTCTTATACTAACTGGCATGTCTTCAAGGTTTTCATAAATATCAACAATACCGGTATCTGTATGTATTGCAGCATATATATCCTTTTTCCCATTATTTACATGTCTTACATCAAGACTCATTAATCTTCACCTCTCCCATTCTCTAATTCTTTCAACCAATCAACAAGTTCCTGCCGGCATATTGGACAAATATCAATGCCAACTGGATCAGTTTTTCCGCAGTACTTTTTCTGTAACTGCACATCTAAGTGTATACCTTCTACAGAATCATATTCTGTACCACAAACATCGCATCTCATCAAATCAATTTTCATTTTTATATTCCTCCCTTTTTCTTTCTTCGCCAACCGCTTCATTATGCAACACATGGAATATATGATTCGGTCCAACTATAGGATTTTCAAATATAGTTTTAAAATACTTCATGGTACAAGAATTGCATAATACTCTTGTTGAAACATCGTCTATATTTATTATGTTCATATTGCTAATGTCAGATGCTTGTACATGACAAATATCGCATGTATATTTAATCATTAGTTTTCTCCTTTCTTTTCAGTTTTTAAATTTACCACTAACTATAAATCTGCTTTTTCTCCGAGCATAATAAATAGTAAAAGTAATATGTTTCATCATTCGATAATACATTAGTAAGGCGTAAGAAAACGGAATATCCATTATCACATTCGAGCTTCTTTAACTCACTTATTTTGTAATCGCTATCATCATAACATTCGGTATCATACTGATCTTTTATTGTTTCGTCTATTATTAGAAACATTTGCCCTACAGCCATTGCAAAATCATCATATACTCCGATACTTCTAATACTGCCGTCACTTCTTCGTTCTACAAGACTCCATTGATACATAAGTTATCTCCTTTCAAATATCAAACCAATAAAAAAAGTTAGAGAGCCAGTGTTTCCACCAGCTCTTAACTGCACTAATCGTTTAAATCCTCAACGTGAATATCATAATTACCCATTCCAAAAAGATCTGAATCATTCGGTTTAGTGGCGTTCAAAATATATTCTCTTACACCCCCGTCAATGCTCATAACGAAGTATACAAGAATAATACCACCAATAGTTCCTCCTAATAATCTAGTCGTAAATCCTAAAAATGTTTTCATGTTAATCTCCTTTCGTCTTTGAAAATATCAATTAGTTCCATTAAAGAAGCTGTTAGCTTTACGAGAATCAACAACATGACAATTATTATAATACCGTCATATGAGAATCAATAACATGATGATAGTTATTGCAACTAACAACTGTTTTAAACTCATTATTAGAGTCTGATTGATCAGAGCTTCTAATTAATTCGATATAATGTATATATTGTTCTGTTAAAGAACATATTCGTTTATGAACACATTTTTCACAATCGTTCTGTATTTCTAACATAATTTACCTCCCACAATTATTACTGATACTTATTTCTCGCTTCGCTCAAATGTAAGTATTACTGATACTTAGCAGCGAACTCGTCTTCCTGAATCGTAACGTACATGGTCTTCAAATACGCCTTAACACCTGTCTTGCCATTAACTTCCCAATTATAAGGTCTCACGATCACATCAGCTGTTAAAATATCAGCATAGTCAAGTGACGCAACCATATCCTCAGTCATTAGTTCCTTTCCACGACGAGTGATAATGTAAATCTCAGGTGGAATGTTCTGATAATTGACCGCTACTGAAATATAATACAAAGCCTCATCGCTATCGTTGTTAGCAAGACCTTTTACATTCCATCCATCCTCTGCAAGTTTATTTGCGGTTTCTTCATCCGGAATTACAAGACAGAAGCTACGATCTCCAGCTCTGTTATACTTGCCTTCCTTACCCTCAAAGTTTCTAAATATCAAACGTGCATCCTCAATTGCTAAATTTCCTATGTTACTCATTTTCTTATCTCCTTTCATTTTAAAGACTCTTTTTAATAAGTTCATCTGCCATCTTTTTTGCTTCTTCGTTTATGTCAATTAGTTCATAAAATCCCATATTACGTAATACACTCACAATAATGTCTCTACAAAATGGACAAAGTATAATCTCTTCTTCCTCATTAACTCTGCAATCTATATTTTTTGGAAACTTAAGAGTTAATAAAGTTCGATTGTTTCTGTCAAATGTATCACCACAACAATCGCAAATATTATTCATTTTATTATCTCCTTTTTTTTTTAACTTAAATATAAGATTAAACCAAAATATACTTTTTATATATTCTCTGTTCTAGCATCATCATTCCTTTTCTATTCCGTTTTCTTTCATTAAAGCATCAATTTCAAATTCAAGATATTGTTTTGCCTTCTCAAGATCTAATAATTCATCCTCTTTACGACCAGCACGTGCTACGTATTTTATAACGTTTCCAAGATTGAAATTTAGTTCCCAATCACGTATTACATCTTTTGGCTCGTATTTACGACCTTTGCAATAGTGATCCGGTTTATTAATATTATTGCCCATAAATATCAATCCCTCCTATCCTTTGCATATTCTCTGTTCTACGTCGCCACCAGGAACTGTAACAGACTGCCACATACGTCCTTCGTCATCGAAGAAAATATCGTCCATCAATGAACCCCATTGCTGCATCTGCTGTACGAAATCGAGATTACGACTTCTACGTAGATCTATAAGCTCCTGATGCACAACTCTACGCCATTTACGAGCTATAGGTTTGCTGCTCTGAGATAAAATGTTGTAAAGGCCCATTTCTGTAATAAAATAAGTGTCTCTCATCTGACCTGCTCGTAATATTTTTACGACCAGCTTTTCGTCATCTTCACACATAAGAAGCATTTTACTAGTATTCCCAGCGCTATAGTCTATTATTTTAGCCACATCTACAGCTCTAAATAATGGCTCATCGATAGAATCATAAACATCAAGAGCATGACCTCCAAAATTAATAGTTGCTACAATTTCTACACTATTATTCATATTTTTTCCCTTTCTTATAATTCTTAATAAAGTTGATGATCTTTTCTCCGGTAACAGATCCTATATCACCTAATAATCCAACAGATATCATAGCATCTAATTGGTTTATTAAGAAAGTATCTTCTGCACATCTTCCATAATCCATAATCAATGCTACTACGTCATTTTCCGCTACTTTTGAATCCATGTTTTCCCTTTCTTAAATATCAAAAAGTCTAGAGCCAGTGTTTCCACCAGCTCCTAACTGTACTAATAGTTTTTTATCCATTTCAGAAATTGTTTACCAGTAAGATTAGTGACTTCTGGATAGCATCCAGTACTGAACATATCAGAAAGCATTTTACTAAGCTTACGTTCTAATATCTTATCCTCTATATACTTACCAGTATAGAGAATACTCATTGTAATAAGCGAATTAATGCTTGCAGTTACTAAATACGGATGCCTATTACACCACTCTTTAAACTGTTCAATTTTTTCGTTCATGTTTCCTCCTTTCAAAAATATCAATTAGTTTCATTAAAGGAGCTGTTTATAATACGAAAATATCAAAAGCCTAGAGCCAGTGTTTCCACCAGCTCTTGCTTTGAACTAAAGTCATGATCGTGTAACAAATGGTATTACCTCTACACCATTAGCATCAACACATTTCATCAAACCAGAAGCTATCTGTTCATCTATATCAGCGTTAATAACCTTTATGGATTTATGAATTCCTTGTTCGTATCCAATAGAATATAACAAAGCTAATCCGCATCCTATTGCTATCTGCTTCTTGTGATCTACGATAAACTTCTTGATCTGTTCCGTTTTACTAATGTCTTTAGGTTCCATAAGTTCCTCCTTTCAAAAATATCAATTAGTTCCACTAAAGAAGCTGTTCGTTTCGCTAAAACGAAGAGGCCTAAGCCTCCTCTAATATTTGTTTCAGACCTTCAGTTATACAAAACTTCATTGCTAATGCTCCAGTCATAAATCCTACTGCATAGTATATAACTCGTATCCATTCTCCATTAAGTTTCATAAATATCAATCCTCCTTTCTATTATACACTCTGTTAGAAAAACGAAGAGGCCTAAGCCTCCTCTAATTATTCAGATTCTTTCCTATGTTTTCTCGTAAAACTTGTCCTTCATGTAATACTTCCATTAGCTTTTCAATATACTCTAATACTTGTACTGATAAAGTCAAATTATCATCTGACAGCATAGTTGCTAAAGTACTATACTGATCAACAAATCCTCCTTTGTCAAGTATTTGTTCAGTACTCATATCAGCTAATAGTATGAGCTGATTACAAATATCTAATTTATTATTCATATCAGAATCCTCCTTTCCACTAAAGAAGCTGTTTTTAATGCGAGAACTCAGCTTCCTCAGGATAGATAGGAACTCCATCCTCGTCATACTCGCATCCAGAATATCCATCATCTGATCTGAACCACTCAGCATCACCATATACTGAAATATCTTGTAATGCCTCATCTACGAGTTTAAGATAGTAGTCATGATCTACCAAATCAGCTTCGAGACCTAACTGACGAATATCCTCTGACTCAAGCCATCGATAACCCTTAGCGCCAGACGCATATCCATATTTAGCATTTCCATCCTTATCAGTACCCTGACGCATAAGTTCTCCCCCGCCTTTTCCGGGTTTAATTGGAGTAAACTGTCCTATGCGTCCTACGAATCTGTAAGCATGTTCGTCATCTCCGAGAGTTTCATTCATATCCAAATATAATGAAGTCTTAACAGCAAACGTCTCACATACGTCGTCAAATACAATATTTTCACGACTGAATAATGTTTTGAATACATATGGGACAGCGAATTGTTCGCCAGTAGCAGTCCATTCACCACCATGCTTAGCATTATCTCCTGGAGAATATCCATACATATTAGCACACTTATCGGCAGACGCATATTGTGCAATGTATGTTGACTTATTTACAAGACACATTTTTTCATATGTAGCCTCATGCTCGAAAGAATATCCATACATTTTACCGAAGTCCATTACAAACTGTATAATCTCAGGTGTTGCATCTGGGATCTTTATCGAGTCAGTCTTGATATGGGCCACAATGAACCCTCGTTTCTGCACTTCATGCTTAAGATCAATCATGAACAACGCACCACGTTTTGCTACGATGTTATCAATATTACGTTTGTCATGGAACGCATTGTCAAAACTTGCAGATGTCAGACCATATACCGAGTTAATAGCAGTCTTAAGAGCATTTGCAAGGTCCTTAGACGTCATCTCGCCACCCTTAACCTTGTCAATGTATTTTACAAGTTTTCCACCGAGAATATCATTTAGTGCTTCCCAATCCTCATGCTTAATATCGACTCGACCATATACAAGCTCGTAGAAAACATTAGTATAGTAGCCAAACAAATACTCAGCGAGAGCACTATGGGGATGCATACTCGCAATATCCAATAGAGCAACATTACCGTACATACCAGGCTCAGAATAAACATAACCACCTTCACCTACTTCCTCATCTCTATATGTTGACTTACCAAACTCGTATTTATACCCTGGAAAATATGGCAATAAGCTATTAACTTCTCCATGAGTTTGTGCCATCATCTCAGGAAAATGTTCGTGTAAGAAACTATACATTTCCACATCCAAATCATGAACCGGCTCTGCCAAGTCTCTATATCTGAATTCATCCTGTGGCTTACGGTTATCACCAAATATAATACGAGTAGTCAATGTGTTTGTAGTGTCATTTACTGTCATTCCGGCAATATCTGCTAGAATCTGTCGAGCTGTCCAATCAGCTTTAAGATAATCAAATGCTGCTTCAGTCGCAATAACGTCATTACAGCAATACTTACCAACCAAATCCCATTGCTCTTCAGGGACAGGCTGATCCCAAGGTAAACCAAGCTCCTGATGATGTATACCCATCTCAATCTCAAGTTTCTTTAGAGATTTCTTATTACCTGCCGAAGCAAAGTCATAAATATCAGTGTACGAGATGTTATATGCCTCCCCAAAGAAGCAGTTTTTACTTCCTGAAATGATCTTCTGTGACAGATTGTAAAGTTGTTCCTCAGAATATCCAAGAAGTTTTGCATATAAGATGTGATTGTCGTATCTACGGCAGTTAAATCCTATTAATCTATACTGCATAAGCGCCTCAATCTCAGCTGATGTTGGGTTAATCATAGTAATTACCTTATTTTTATTACCGCGCTTTTTCCAGCATACAACAAACAAATTAGGGAATATCTCAACATCATAAAATACAATTTCATCTGAATGGCTATCGACTGCTGCTGAAGCATCTTCAGACTTAAAATGCATTTTGTTTACGAGCTTAACACAATATTCTGCTTGGTTTGTACTGTTAAGAGCAAATACCAATATTGCGTTTCTCATATCAGAAATATCAAACGACATACCAGATGTATAAGCATCCTCAAGTATCTTATAGATGAAATCTATACTTGGTTTTGTTGCCGGATGTATTTCTTTTCTTAAATTACGAGCTATTAGAGACCTTAGACTCTTTTCGCTCTGTATAGTATCAAAGCTTACCATTTTCTTATCCCCTTTCGTTGGTAAACCAGAGCTAATAGTTGCAATTTGCAAATCATTGCATTTCGTTAATCTTCTTCTAAGTGATGAACCGCCAGTAAATTTCTTTATTTCAATATGGTCGGCGTATAGTGGTTTAAGATCTTCGACATCTCCAGTGTAAATATAATGAAGATGTATTCCTTGACCAGATTTGCTAAGCTCAGCATAAGTCTCAGGCCATTTGTTAGCAGCCTCAAGAGTCTTTTCAAGCGACTTATTACCTTCTTCATCTGGAATATCAAAGTCTATTACTATGTGATTCTCCTGAGGTTTGACATAATGGACCCTAGATGTATCGAGGTCTTTTAATTTTGTCTTAACATTCTCCCACTTATAATTTGGTTTATCATCGTCATTTGCATATTGAGCTAAACATCCACCGCATAATGAATCAAATATTGACGGTTGTTCTTTGAAATGAATCCAATTATTTGAAATATCAATTGAATTTTCATCTAAATCATTCTGCCCATCAACTCTGTCAGTGCGAAAACCAGAAAAATAATTACGAATCCTTATGTCATCTATAGTCGCTCGTTCTTTGAATTCCCAGAAGTAATTTTTAAGCTCTTCCTTAAATATCATTCTATTATAAGGATATTGTACTCCTGTATCAGAACAGTACTGCTTATATAATTCCCATGCTGCTTTTAACGTTACTCCATCGTCTTTCTTAAACGTAAAGTATGAATCGCAAATATAATCGTAGAAATGGTTCGAAGCTCCCATCATTCGTGTTGGAAGATAATCATCGTATACATGTTTGTTTGCAAGATAAACATCTCTACAATGACATGCGATACCTCCAAGTTCAAATGGTATCTGAGAAACTGCTTTATTATACTCCGAAACAGGCAATTTATTACCTGATGGAGCCACATCGATGAGCCTTCGTATCAAGCCTGACCTAGAATCTGTAATCTTTACTGGCTTATTTGTCCCCATAAACAGAAATGCATTAAAACGGTTCTCATATGTTGACTTAAATTTCTCATTAACAGTCATTAATTCATGTGAAACTAAGCTATTAAGCCTTGTATTATCCTCAATACGACTTAAATCTCCATCGTGTTGTATAGCTACAAGTGGATTTTTCTTAAACGCCTCTAATGCGAATGTATTACTAGCCATCCCAAGAGCTTTTGCATCAAAAACAGAGAAATATCCATCAAATAGCATCTGTATGATGTTCAATATTGTGGATTTACCAGTCCCCATTGAACCATAGAGTACTACAAATTTTTGTAATCGCTTAGAATCGCCGGTTACAACAGCTCCTATAGCCCATTCAATCTTCTGACGTTCTTCTTCATCATATAAGACACTTATAAGTCGCTCATAATTTGGAATATCACAAGGTTCTAAAGCATAATTAAGCCTTTTGCTTGCATAATCCTCTTTACGAGGTTCTGTATTAGAAAATATCAAATGCTCGTCTAACGCATGAAATGAATCTCTGCACTGTTTTTGACAAAACTTATGCCAAGTATCGATCATTCCCGTTTCAGCATCCCATAAATGTAGAACATGAACTTGTTCCGTATATCGAGATTTATTCTTCTCATAATACCTATCAAGCTCTAAGTCTATCAGCATTAATGCATCTTGTTCATCGGTAGACCATAAACCACGATCTTCGATCCATATAGCATAGAAATCTCCGCCTCGAATCATTAAATCTTTTGACTTATTGATCTTAAATTTGGGATATATGTTTACTACTCCCCGCTTTGGGCTCTTTTCAGCTATCATTAAAAAATCAAGCATCATATACCCCCTTTCTTATCACTTCGAAGAATACCTCATTATTTCTTCGTTTCTTCCCCCTCATTAATTTTTGCCTCTAATATAGTAATTCGTTCGTCAAGATTTTTAAGAACCTCGATTAACGCATCGCATTTCGAAGGATCAAACTCGACATTTACTGTGCCTAAACTTGTCATGAATTACTCCTTTCCAAAATATCAATTATGCTGTCTTTAAGCATTTTCCTACAACTCCAGAAGCTATTAATCCAACGCTGACCATAATGCCTACAACTCCAGTTTTTATTCTAGCATCGTCATCATTCATGAAGTTAGTAAAAGCTTCTACCCTCGTTTCAAACATTTCTTTTTCTTTATTCATATATCCACGTACTCCCTTTTTAATAGATTTTACAATCTTTTTAATTATACGTTTCATAAGGACTTTCTCCTTTCCAAAATATCAATTATGCTAAAGATATATTTCTTTTGATGAATACAGATGATACCATACCAATACCTATTGATATAAGTCCAATACCAACCTTAATAATCGCCTCGTCATCATGAATGAAGTCATTAGCGGCATTTAACTTTGTTTCCATGATTTCTTTTTCTTTATTCATATACTTATATACTCCTTTCTTAACAAACTTTGTAATCTTCTTAATCATACGTTTCATAAGCTCCTCCTTTCTAAAATGTCCCGGTTTCGATCTCAATATTATCTTTGGAGCCATTGCTAATATTTGTAAGTCCGGCAACGATCATGCTTATTCCTAATCCTAGTCCAGTTCCTATAATAATGATACCAATACGAACTAATCCTTCACCATCATGAACAATTTCATTTGCTATCTCAGCTTTTGTTTCGATGATCTCAACTTCTTTACTCATATAATTTTCAACCTCCTTAATAATCATTTTAACAAGTTTTTTTACTTTTTTAATGATTTTCTTAAGAATATGCCGCATAAGCTCCTCCTTTCTAATAGCATTGCGCTAAATGCCATTGCATCTGATACCAAATATCAACCTCTTTCAAGTCTCTTCTGGGTTCTGGTACATAAAATAATCCCCCTTCACCGCAAGATCCAAACCGACGAAGAATAATGTTATTCAAAATATCAATTATCTTCTCATCAGGAGTGGATGCTCGTATTCCGCAGTTGTCTAGCATTTCCCAGAACCAAGTCCTTGGCGAGTCATTCTCCGAGTGATAATAAGCCATTATATCGTCCTCTCGGATGGCTAAAGCCACCATCATTTCAAGCATCGAACAAGGTTTGTCGCCAAGATCAATGCCAAACTCTTCTCGTAACTTTAAACCATCTTGAGCACGATTTTCATCCATATCTATACTCCATTCAAAATCTCTGAAATATAGATCATCAAATATATGCTTTTCTCTCGAAGTATAACCACCAACTATACTAGCAAGCCAATTTATATACTTCCTCTCATTCAATACTTATCACCCCATTTAATCGTTATAATACGGTGCTAGCACTTCTACGACATTGTAATAGCAGCCATATCGAGGATTACATATAAATATCTCATGTTCTTCGTCAGCAATCAAAGCTTCGATGTTCTCTTCGCCAACGAAATCCTCAATATTGACTATCTCCCCATTCTCTTCTGCTAATATTCCGTCCGTATAATACTTTAAGATTACTGTATCATAACCCTCAAACACTCCAAACCGTTCTGGAAGAACTCTGTAAGGGCCTCTCTTTTCCTTTGGAGGATTATCCCAGATAGTTTCATCTTCCTCCTCGTCCTCTTCATCAAATTCCTCAGCTAATTTATCTGCTTCATCTGCAAGATACATCGGACTATCCGGATCAGTAGTACTTTTATCCTCAGGCTTATAATACTTTGTATAATCGTGATACTCATGGTACTCTGAAGCCAATGTTGAAATATCAGGCTTATTATGTATCTGATTTATACGATCTTTTACAGTCTCATCAGTTTCTTCTTCATCATTTTCGGTTTCTTTGTCCTCTTTTTCCTTTTGAAGACGCTCAGTACGCTCATTGTTCCATTCGTCTTCTTCGGAGCTTTTATTCAATTTGTACTTGATAACAGCGTATGTAACTCCAGAACCTACTGCTGCACCAGTTACAAATATCAATAAGCTTTTCATTACGCTATTCATATAAGTACCTCACTTTGTTATAGTTTTTAATTATTCTCTTAGCATATGCCGAGATAGTTCCTTGAGCATAAAGCTCTTTCGCACTAGCCTTACCCATATTATAGGCCATGGCGACAAACCTTAAATCGTATCCATACGACGAATCTTGAAATTCCTTTATAAGATCCGCGCACAGGGATAGGTTTTGTATTGGATCGAATATGTCAGTCGTTCCAAGCTTGTTCATACGATCCTTGTTGTACTCAGGAACAATCTGACATAAACCACTGTCATTACTAGAACCTACTGCATAAATATCATAATTGCTTTCAGTCTTAGCAAATGCCATAAGTATTGCTGGGTCCACATCGAACTGCTGTCCTATGTAAATACAACAAGTACGTAATGAATCCTCCGAGATGTATCCCTCAGGTGAAATATCATAGTAATATGGATAAGGATTTGGAACACCATCACTGTTTTTAGTTTCTTCAATGTCAACATGCCTATCTTCATACATAGCTAATGTCACCTTTGGAATATCAATTTTCTCATCGTCTACCTCTTCTATTTCCTCTACATCCTCCTCAAAAACTTCATCTGGAACGTACTCCTGGTAGAGACTATATGCCCCACCAGCAAGTAATAACGCTCCAAAATATCCAACTACAATTGCCCGGTATAGTCGCCGTTTCAACTAGATCACGCCCTTTCTCGCATCATGCATAATACGTTCGCAAGCCTCATTATCTTCAGCCATTTCAAGTCTCTTGATGACCTTGTCTGAATATCTTAAATCTTTTGCGATTTTTATGTAATGTCTTTTACTAAATTTTTTAGTATAGTCGTGTGCTCCCATCAGCCAAATCCCCTAATTCTAGCTCCTTTTCGGAGTATCCTCTTCACATTCTGTCATAAATGTTGCCATCGACATTGAAATCAAGTGGAATTGGCTGAGCAACTAATCCGAGGCCTTTGAAATCTACAGCTGTGCATTCACCGTCCTCATACAGACCGAAATCAACGTAATTATCACCAACCGGATTCTTTTCATTGTAAATCCATCCTACAACCATTCCAGCTTTAGTCTTTGGAAGACCGAGTGATTCGTATACATCATTCAACAGCAAATATCCATTAGCACGAAGACGATCACTAGCCATATGCTCCTGAGCCTTCAAGAATGCAAGATTGTGATAAGGATCATTTGTCCAATTGTCATTTATGTTTCCGTCATCATTGTACTTTTGGAACAACTTGTTGTAGTCATCAGGACTTACATCGTAAGACACAACCTGTTCTATAGAAGTATTTTCTTTGCCCTTTTCATCGACTTCTACCGTTGCAATCTCTTCAACCTTCTTACCAAAACGAATATCATTCTCAACTTCCTCACCATAACGCTCCCTTACACGATCACGATACGCATTAAATGTCGTATCAAGAGCCGCATACGCTGCTGAGATAGCTGCACTACGCTTACGAATGACGTTATTCGATGCAAGAATAGACGTAACTGATAAAGCTCCGAGTGCTATAGACGGCCCATAAAGCTTGAGCATTTTACCAGCCATTTTACCGTATGTTATAGCGATCTCCTTACGAGCATCTTCCTCGGTATACTCTGCTCCTTCTATAAGCGAAATTGTTCCATCCTGAACTCCATGGATCTTTGCCAGAACTTCCTTGTCCTCTGCAATTACATCGTTAACTTTTAAAGTTGCTTTGCATGCCAATACTGCACTTGCAACGCCTCCGACAATACCTGTTACCAGCAGAATCTCTGGCGAATGCTTCTTTGCCTTAAATATCGCCTTATTCATTGTCCTGCTAAGATCATTCATTAATTTATTATTTTTCATGTTTTTCCTCCTTATTTAAGTGATATGGCTTTCGGGAACTTAAGAACCCAGCCATCAATGTCTCGTACTATTCTTGCAGTTGAAATATCAGTCCAGCCCCAGTTATTGTACATATAGTTGCTACAACTTATACCTGCCGCAGAATATAAATCTGCTACGCTTACGTTATTATATTGATCTATAAGATCATCAAGAGTGCTGAGAATCGCCTGAGCATCATCTCTAGAATCACAAGATACATCCTCGAACTCGAATCCTATAGACCTCGACTGTCCTGCTCGTACTGTGTTGCTTCTAACGCCGCCGTAATTTGTCCTAACAGTACCGTTGAATGACGATCTATTTACTCTTCGTCCTCCTAATGTCTCATTAATTACATCAAGAAACAGATTTTTAGCTCCAGGAACTAAAATATCCCATATAATCCAATCCTTGACATTTGTTACATCCTCTGGCAAAAACACCTTTGCTAATTTGTTAGATACTCCAGGCTTCTTAGTTCTTGCTTCGTGAGTTGTAACACGTTCTACTTTCTTTTTGTCAACTGGAATCATTTCATCTTTTTTAGGCGCTTCTTTACCTGATGCCTGTCGAGACTTATGACTATTCGACGGATAATTTTCCATTTAATGCCTCCTTTACAAATATCAAAAGCCTAGAGGATCTGTAATGATCCCCATCAGCTTTGAACGTCTACTTTTTTGTTTTCTTTTCTGGTTTCTCCTCAACTGGAGTTTCTTCAGACTTATCTTCTGGTAATTCCTCTTCGAAATCGTCCTCGAATTCTTCATCATACTCGCCAGAATCAACCATTTCCTGGTACTTTGCAGCCTGCTTAGCAAGATGGGTCTTGCGAGCGCTTTTGATTTTTTTCACTGCAAACCCACCAAGTTTGCTAGCTCCAAATCCAATAATTGCTCCAATACCACCCGCAATAAGCAATGCTGATGTATCAGTTCCATTGTCTTCCTCCGGCTCGAGATAAGTAACATCAAGATCCTCATTCTCAACTACCAATAAATCGTCTCTGTTCTCTGCCATTTTAGTTTCCTCCTTTATAAGAAATTTTATTTGGTTTCTGTTCCATTAAAGGAACTGCATTTTTTGCGAAAATATCAATTAGTCTCTTATTACATCCATCCGATAAGTTATCACAAGACACGGATTACCACTTTCATCACCTTGATAACTGTAATCAAACTCAATTGGTCCATCGTCGATAGTCCATCCTAATATGTTACCCATAGCAACTGCAGGAAGTCCTAGCTCATAATAGAAATCATTTAATGAAATATCCATCTCCTGCCGTAATCGGAAGTTCAGATCATTCTCTATTTTCCTTAAAGTTTCTATATCCGACTTGAAATACACGCCTCTTATTGCGTCATAGCACTTTGTATCTCCTTTTCCCCCTGATACAATCACAGTGTTCTCTTTTGTAGGTGGATTTTTCTTAATTTTCTCCTTAGCGACTGCATCTCGTACAGCCTGTTCTTTCTTCGGACCTGCTATTTCGAGTGTTTTCTGCTTGTATTCCTTCAATGCTGATTCTGAAAGAGCGTAAGCCGTTGCTAAAGCCGCGTTTCTTGCACCACTCACTCGATTGGCACTCACCAGGCATGTAGTTGATAAACCTAGCATTATTGTTGTTGGAATGTAATGTTTCCATGCTATCTTTATAACCTCTTTCTTTGTTAATTTGTCAACGTAGAGCTTATCACTGCCATATTCCTGTCTTACTTCTCTACTTTGCTGTTCTTTTTCATTCTCAATCAGTTCTAAAACCTTCGGAGTAGCCTTAACAGCCATCACAACAGAAGCAAACATCCCAGCAATACCTATTCCCGTAAGAATTTCAGGACTATGTTTTATTGCCTGCTTTTGAACTGACTTTGCAACTTTTGAAATATCAATCCCTTTCATTTGGTCTCCTTTCTTAATTTATCTATAATATGGGGCATCATAACCAGTTTTTAATATATCATCTACTGTGTCTGCATCATGAGTTTTTGGTACTTGCTGTGTAGATAGTATTATATCAGAAGTTCTTGTTCCGAATGAATCTTCGTATGTTATATATTCATCGATATCGCTTGTATATAGTGTTATATGATTATCACAATTTGGACACATAAGGCTCCATGACGGTATTCCCCCATCCAAATCACAAACCTGATCCATTTCTACCTTACTAGCTCCTATTACGCTTTTACACATAGGGCATTTAAACTCACATTTAATTTCTTTTGCTTTTCTTAAAACTTCCATATTTCCTCCTTTCTAGATAAATTCTCTTAATATATCCTCGGCTACGTCTGTCGCAACCGAAAATATCCAACTAGTCTTACTATTGATTAGAGATAAGTCTTCCATTTCCATCCGGTACTCATCTATAACCTCTACTGGTCTCCTATTTGGATTCTTAGCGACTCGTCTTAAGATTTCATATGCAGCCCATAAACCATATGACTCTTGACCAAACATATTATCTGCAAATCGTCCATATCGTTTTCTTGGAACTGGCATACGAGCTATATAGTCGTATATTACATCCAACGCCATACTATTCATATCGTAGCCTCCAAAATATCAATGACAAGACGAAGAGGCCTAAGCCTCCTCATCATTTTCATCTGTTCCGAGTCTCTCATCGAGCTTCTCATCTACAACTTTTTCCAAATCCATATGATCTGAGAAATGCACTACTAAAGCTGATGCTCCGCTTAATATCATTCCTAAAGCCCATACTAAATTTGGTCCTATGTGTTTCTTCATCTCAATTCACCTCCTTCACTATAGAAGTTGTTTTTGATGCGGATCTTAATTCGAATTCAAATTCTAAATCAATTTCTATAACATGTTCTGAAAATCAAGACCTCATTTCAGATACTTCAGAATTTAAAAATAATTCAGAAAAGCTATTCAATGCATTTTCAGCGGAAATACATACGCTATTTTTTATAACACCATCATTAAAAATGCCAGTAACTTCATAAAATATTTTAATATTCTGATCATACGATAATATTTTTAATGTATCACGTAAAGTCATAGTTTTCCCTCCTTTAAGTGTAACTCAACATCTTCAAGGTCTGTTGGTAATATTTTTATAATATTCTTACAATGTGCACATGAAAAACTGTACCCAACGATAATTCCTTTATCTATATCCTTAGTTGCAAAGAAATGGATAGGTTGAAAGTCCTCTTTCGATCCAATATTCACATTACTACACTTTGGGCATTGCGCTCTATAAGCATGAATAATAGGCTCCAAGTTCTTTATAAACATAATATTTTCCTCCTTTTTCAAATATCAATCAGCGCTTTTAAGATCCTTAGGACGTATTATAATTTCCTTATTTTTGCAATTAGGGCAATCGAATTGCCAACCTACTATATCGAACTCATCATCTTCAGATTTTGTTATTCGAACTGTTATAGGATAAAAGTCATTAATATGCCCGACAATAATAGAAGAACAAAGTGGACATTCTGCTTCAAATAACCTATCAATACCTTTCTTTTTAGTTTCTAGCATAATAAATTCTCCTTTCAGCTTACTCAAAAGTTCAGAGAGTCTGTTACGACCCTCCGACTTGGATTTGCTCGTTTTCTTCATTCTTTTCAACTTTGTGAAATTTCTTGTTATGCCATTCAACAATGTCTTCCCAGCATATATACATCCATATAACAGCATTAAATATCATTCCGAATATAATGGCTATACCAGCCGACTTAAATGATGCTCTCCATGTTATAGGGGTATCCAACCATTTGTTAAATCGTTCTTTCATATCTATTTCCTCCTTTTGAAAATATAAATTTACGTTTATCCATTATAGAAGCTGTTAATAATGCGAAAGGATAGAGCCTCTGTTGAGACTCTACCTTTGTATTCACTTTTTCTTCTTTTTGGTTAAACGTTTTATTAACCATACAATAAACAGCACACATACTATCACGTCACCAAATAGAACTATAAATGTTGCACCGCCTACAGATACGGTGATTATTATAAATCCTATTAGTATGAATAGAATTAGCGCCAATATTGCTATTAGTATCATAATTCATCCCTCCTTTAAAGTTAAGTGTTTTCCATTATAGAAGCTGTTTGGAATGCGAATTATTATCCTTTTAGATCTACTTGTATTATTGCGGTACCATCATACAATATAGGCTTAATGTCTTCTACAATCATATTTAGAAATTCGGGGAACGATTCTTTAAGTATATCATCACGATATTTTATAACTTCAACTTTATGCCCATAAGTATTAAATAACAAGCGCATTTTCATATTGTACTCTAATAATTTTATAAGTTCATTTAATGTCATAATAATTCTCCTTTCAAATATAAAAAGCCTAGAGACCCTGTTACAGGTCTCTTGACTAGTCCTACCACCATTTCTTGAATGGTCTCATCTTCGATGTTATTGACTTAAACGTGCTCGATCGTAATACTCCCGTCTCTTCAAACTTGAATCCTTTAACAAGCCAGAATGAGTATAATAATACCGGTATTGCTGTATTAGCAATCTCCAAACCTAAGTGGATCTTTCGATCTTCTTCACAATGAGCTGTTGCATTTTCGAGTTCTTTTCCTTTTAGATCAACCTCAGTTTCTCTAACCTCAATCTCTCTGATCTTTGCATCAAAGTCATTTGTGTCTTTCTCCTGATCCGCTCTAGCTTTATAGAGCTTTACTAAATCGTTTACCGAATCAGACTCATTCTCACTTTGTCCAAGGTTAATTTCTTCAATCTTAGACAAGATTAGTTCATCCAATCTAGCATTCAATTCGTCCATCTCAATTTCTCCTTTCATTTAAAAATATCAATAGTTCCACTATAGGCGGTGTTTTGGTCGCGAGTTTAAATTATCTCTCATCCCTACAAAAATCGCATACCGTATTGCATTTCTTCCACTCATCCGAATATTCTGCATACCCATCTTTACCATCAAGGTATTTATAAATAAGCGCATTTGAACAACGTTCACACGCCTTTGCGCAGATCCATACAGCTTGTTCTAGTGTGTAATCTCCACTGTTTACCATAGCAATAATTACATCAGACATACTACTATAAGTTGTATGGGCAGTAAACATCGGTTTAAAGGTTTTTTCTTTTCCTTTTGAAATCCAATTGTAAAACTTTCCACTTTTCTGGCATAAAAACTTTATTATTGGGTTCTTAGAATGATAGCAATACTCGTCATATTCCTCATATAAGGTCAATGGAAAACAATGTCTATATACAAACGCGTCTGGATCATATTCGTCAACAATATTTCCTTCCCAATCCTCAAACCAAAATTTTCTTTCCAGTTCTGTTAAATCAATTTTCATTTCGACCCTCCCTTAATCAATCTCGTTTCACATCCAATTGTATAACTTTACTATTCTCTACAGACTCGATGTCTATATGTACATGAGCTTTCCACTGATCGTCATCTGGAATAATCTCCAAATATCCAGCTTTAGGTTTTGTGGCTCTCTGGTACAGATAAGAACATAAAGCCCCTGCTATACAAAAGAAAATACATAGCAATACAGTCATAAATTCCTCCTTTCAGTTTGATTCAATGTAGACAAAAAAATATAAAGAGATTGAACATTACAAGTCTACAATCCTTTTACCCCAAGCCGGACTATTTTGGCTACGGCACCTTATTTCTAAGGGTCGATCAATCTTCGTAATTTAAGCAGCTCTTCCTGCATATTCTTTCTCCTCATTATAAGCCTTGTAAATTTTGCGAAAATATAAAGAGAAAAGCTTAGAGGCCTAAGCCTCCTTGCTTGCATCCATCATTATGTTCGCCATGATAAGATTTAACTCTTTGATGCTCAGTTCGTGTTCGGGGTTTATCATACGATAACCTTCATTAGCTCTTTTTCTTTCTTCTTCCTGCCTAATGATCTCTTCATCGATATTCCTTTCTACTTCTCTGAATCCTCTCATAATAATTCTCCTTTCAAATATAAACATATTATTAGTGCATTATACTGCTTGTAAATTTTGCGAAAATATAAAGAGATAGTAGTTGGGACTCGAACCCAAACGTCCAGAATAATTCTGGTGTGCTGCCAATTAACACCACTACTTTCTCCACTATAGTCGCTGTAAATTTTGCGAATATCAATGACAAGACGAAGAGGCCTAAGCCCCTTCAATCTTCGGAATCTTTCACTTCACAAGAATACCAACATACTCTCATAAGATGCCTTGTATCGCAAACAGGACAAGTGTAATGAAATTCGCGTCCTATACCTTTCTCTAAAACCGGATCATCTTCATCGGCTTCGAGAATGCTATTACAATTCGCGCATTTAAACCTATACACTTTTTTCTTGTTCGGATCCAATGTTCTCTTAGTTCCTTTTTCAATAACTCTCATATTATTCTCCTTTCGTGAAATATCAATTAGTTCCATTAAAGGAGCTGTTAGAAAAACGAAGAGGCCTAAGCCTCCTCTAATGATACAATGCCATGTTGTTCAAAGGTTTCTTGATTGCCAAATAATCCTTTGCACCAAGTCCATTGAGTACTACATGAATAGTTTCACCACACCTTCTAAATACGATCGTCCTGCAACGACCTGATACAAGATTCTGTAACTTTCCCATGTCCCAATTGTTGATGATTAATTTCTTTGTCATAATAATTCTCCTTTTCAATTTTGGTTTATTGTGCCATTATAGTAACTGTTTTTAGTGCGAGTTAAGACGAAGAGGCCTAAGCCCCTTTGCTTAACAATATTCAATTTTTCTTAAAAATCAGCTAATGTAAGAAGTTCTTGCTGATATTTATAGTTAACATAATTATCAACGTACTTTTTGTTTACCCACATACGCAGATGATCAACACCGTCAATACTCTCATAGCATTCATACCATTTTTCATCTTCACTAATCGTAATATTATCATACGTATCATAATCATCCAGATCATTTGTGTAATACATAAACATTTTCACAATTTGTCTAGTTGATAAATCGTCTGTAATATACATAGCTTCAACTTCATCACGATATGCTTGCTCTTTCTGAGCTTTTTCGGTTTTAACCTTTTCTGCATACATTAATGTACCGCTAACAAATGCGATAATAACTACTGCTACTAATAATAAACCCTTTACAATTTTCTTTAACATAATGCTACCTCCTTTAAGGTAAAATTTATTAATTGTTTGCATTATACCGGTTGTAAATTTTGCGGATTTATAGAAGTCAAAAGCCTAGAGGATCTGTTAAGACCCTCCGGCTTGCGCAAACAATCTATCAATAATTAGTGTCATCCTTATTTATATAATATGTCAAAGCTATAAGTCCAATCAATCCAATAATGCCTATTACGATAATTGATCCAATGAATCCAGTTTTAGCTATTGCCTCTTCGAAACATGCCAGGATCATTAATACTAACAATCCAAACACGAATACGAATATAGGTGCTAAAAGAATCATTTCAATAATATCGCCTACATTAATTCCTAATTCGTCCATTTGCTCTTTAATTTTATTTAACATAATTCATTCCTCCTTAAATATAATTAATTGTTTGTGCATTATACTACTTGTAAATTTTGCGAAGAATATCTTAGCAAAAGCTTAGAGAATCCGTTATGATCCTCTAATGCTTACAATTACCTTGAGAAGTACTCCTTGAGTACACTCACCATAATAGTAAAGCTAATAGATAAGATTACTCCTCGCAGTCCACGATTAATGTAAGTTGATGCTAAATTATTAACATCAAACTTGCTATTAACTACTGCCCTGTATGTATTCATCTCTATAACTTTAACCTTTGTTAAAATATTCTTTTTCATAATATCTTCTCCTATAATAAATAGTTAATTGTTTGCATTATAGGTATTGTAAATTTTGCGAATATCAAAGGATAAAAGGAAGAGGCCTTGTTAGGCCAGCTCCTTTCCGTCCACAGAAGTTGTAACATCTCTAAGTGTTTTCTGCATAACTTCGTTCATTCGCATTGCAATTTCTTTAACAGCTCCGGTTTCTCCATAATAATCAAGGCTCCAATCTATCGTATCGATGCCTCAATATTCTTCGAAATCTCGAATGCTTTCTCCATTGTTTTTACAAATTCATCCATGTTATTATACATAATAATCTCCTTTCAAAAGTTGTTTTCTGTGTCATTATACAACTTGTAAATTTTACTAGAAAATATCAAAACGAAGAGGCCTAAGCCCCTTCAATCTCGTGTCTGATCATATCGTAAATTTCCTTAAGTCTTACTGCTTCACCACGACATTCGCAAGCAATATCTACCAAATTCGCAGATTCTTCATAATTTCC